ACCTGCGCATTGTCGGACACCTGCGCATTGTCGGACACCTGCGCATTGTCGGACACCTGCGCATTGCCGAACACCTGCGCATTGTCGGACACCTGCGCATTGTCGGACACCTGCGCATCGCCGGACACCTGCGCATTGCCGGACACCTGCGCATTGCCGAACACCCACGCATCGCCGGACACCTGCGCATTGCCGGACACCTGCGCATTGCCGGACACCCACACATCGCCGGACACCTGCGCATTGCCGAACACCTGCGCATTGCCGAACACCTGCGCATTGCCGGACACCTGCGCATTGCCGAACACCCACGCATCGCCGGACACCTGCAAATTTTTCTCGGCTTCGATGTAGCCGCCGAGTTTGCCCGGTAGGACACACAGGCCGATTGCGACCAACGCCCGAATGCGGTACAGCTTCCGTCCGTTCCATTCTTTCGTATCGTTTTCTAACAGTTCATATTTTGCGTTCATTTATTTTCTCCTTTTTTTTGAGATAATCGTCGATTGCCCGGCGCACATGCTCTGCCGATGTCAATCCAGTTTGCTTTGCGAGATAGCTCAATCCGCTCCGCATATTTTCCGTCAGGTAAATGTTAGTTTTTTTCATGCGCCCATCGTGCGCCTAATTTTGATTATCGTCAAGCACTATTTTTTAATTTCAGTGACGCATACATTCCAAAAATCCGATAGCGCTTAAATCGCGTTTTGCGCCATTTAAAATTGCCCGTCCGTCCTACCCTAGCCAGATTATGCCGTTTGCGCCGTGGCGGTGCCATTCCTGCGCTCCCAAAGCGGAATTTTCACCGTCTGACATCCCGTTGCCGCCAATTCGGACTCGGAATACTCGGTTTGATTGCCTCCGCGCTCGGTAGCCTGACCATATCCCGGACCGACGAATACCAACGGTTTTAGGTAATGCGGCAAAAAATACGCAAATCCGAGCTTGAATGCTTTTTGCGATACGGTTGAATTTGATTCATCATCTGCCATTTATTTTTCTCCTTGAGTTTTAATGCGTTCTTGCCAAATGTGCATCCGTTCAAAATTGTTTGCCAGCGTCGGCGAATATCCGTTGCGGAAAGCCTGCGCCAAATTCTGCCACCATGCCCACCATGCCGGTGTCTCGCGTGCTGCTTGTTTTATTTCGGCAACATCGGCATCCGTCCAGTTGTAAATTATCCGAAGCTCGCGCATGTCGGCGGTCAGTTGTTCAAGGTTTTGACTTTGGTTTTGCATCTTGCTTTTCCTGGCGGGTTTTGTTCTTTCTCTTCTCTTCTGAGATGCAAGTAAGCTGCTAGCACGCTTGGACAGGGTATGAGTTGCAACTAAGCTGCTAGCGCAACGCTTTCAACTTGCTAGCATTAACTTTTTCTATCAAAAACCCAGAATCTATAAGGATTTGAATATCAATGTTTTCACATGAAAGTTTCTTTTCGAGATATTTCGGGTCATTTGGAACCTCTCCATTATTTTGACTTGCATACAGCCAAAGCAACATTAAATGAGCTTTAGCAGCATCTGGAAGAACCCCAAATCGGTAATCATCAAGAATTGCTCGGTGCATCTTTATCCACGGCGGATTGCGCTTTGAGTAATGCTGAAATTCACTCCAATTTTTAACGAATAAGAAGTCCATCACGCAATCCTTTTATGTGGCACAAAACGCGCCGCTTTTCGCAAATTCCGTGCAATCTCGTTCGCCACCATTTTGCGTAATTCTGCATCACGTACTTTTTCGCGCTTCGGTGCCGATTCATTGACAGCAACCGCAAGCACGGTAAGCTCTGTCAACTGGTCCGCAAAATCGCTGCCTTGAATGCCATCCGGCCATGCGATACCACACCCGATTTGCGCCGCAGCTAATTCGCCGTGTTCAATGCCTGGATTCTTGCCGATTTTGTCGAATGTCTTGTAATCGTTATCTGCTGCAATCAGCGCCAGGCCGTGAATATCAAGCCGCTTTGCGACTTCGACCATATTTCCACAATCGAACGTCACTATTACGCGGCAATCAGGTACACACTGATAAACCGCTAGGCCAGTCGCCAAGCCCTCACACAGTGCCGTCATGGTGAATCTGGCCGACTGAATGATGTAGGAGCCACCCTTGACGCTTGCACCGCTCCAGAATCGTTTTACGCCATCTGGCGCGATTCGTTGCACGCTCATGATGTTGGAGCCGATCATCACTGGTACAACGAGCCAGCCATCGGCATCGACACGCAAATTAGCGCACCCGACCATCGAAAGCATTTTCCCGGCCAGATAGGGGTGACTAAATCGAACCGGCTTGCATGAGTACCAGAATTTACGCGCCGCTTGCGTGGCTTGAATCAGGTTGCGCCGTGCTTCGTTTTGCTTAGCCTTTATTTGCGCTTGCGAGATAATCGGCGCCGGCGCGTCTGATCCTATTTTCCATGTTGCCGTCTCGGACATGGTGCTGTGATTTTGGTAAACGCCAGCGCGACCATCTGGAAAAAGTTTATAGCTGCCATTTAATTTACGTGGATGATCAACCGTCTTGCAGCGATGCCATGCTCCGTCTGCGACGATATCCTTCGGCAATAACCCAGCGGCTTCTAGTGTTTGGCGGAAATCCATTATGCGCGCCTCGCTTTTGCAAAGGCGATATTTCCTTGTTTGATTTTTCCGACTATTTCGCGAGTAGGAGCAACAGGGATTGTTTTTTCAAATTTTGCGACCGGAAATTTTCCGACGATCCGCATGTAATATCCCAATGCCTTGCGCCGCGCCGCGTCCAAATCATCGCCAGCAACCGACCTGGCATACCCGCAAATTTGAGGCCATATCCGGCTTTCGACTGAAACATAATCGCCATTGTGCAAAAGCTCTTTTAGGGTTCCTGCCTCGTGCTGAATGCCGCTTGGTTTTTCTGGTTTATAGCCGCAGGAAGGGCAGATAAATGATTCGTGGATATGGTGACATTTTGGACATTTGACGGCTTTTTTTTCTTTCGGATCAGGTTTCTTTTTGTCTTTCTTTTTGCCATCATCAAGCTCGGATACGCCATACTCAAAAAAATCGGATACTTCATCCCAAAATCTTAGGCAATTTCCTGAATGGTCAAGAATTGTTGCCATCTCTTTTCCAGTTCCGATAGAGGTACGCAACACGCGCCCGATCATCTGGATATGCACATGCAAAGCCTTACGCAACGGGCGCGCCAGTATCAACACTTCAATGTCCGCAACATCGAACCCGCGCGTCAGGCTCTCGATGCTAATCAGCCCACGAATATAAGAATCTGGTTTACGGAACTCGGAAACAGTATCAGCCTTCTCATCGTCTGATTCGCGGTAAGTGTAAAGGGAAGTGACAATTCCAGCCGCCGCGAATTGCCGTTGTAATTCCGTTGCATGTGCGACATTGACTGCAAAGGCGATAAACTTTTTTTCGTTCCCATGCAACGTGTACTCTTTGACGCAATCGCCAACAATCGGCAATACTTTGCTAATCGTCTCCTGTTCATCGTACTCGCCAGCAGTAATTTTAACGCCGGTCATATCCGGCTCACTGGGCGCGAACACTTTAAACGGAACCAGCAATTTTTCCTGTATTAGTTGATTCGTCGTTGCTGCATTGATGACGATATCGAAGTATTTTCCAAGCGATTTTGTTAGCGGTGTTGCGGACAAGCCAACCGTGTAACAATCCCGCTTTGATATCCGATCAGTAAGCGCCTTCGGCAATACGTGCGCTTCGTCCGCCATAATCAGATTTACCTCCGGCCACTCGCGCCGGTGCAACGTCTGGATACTGCAAAGCTGGATATTTTCCCAAGGTTTCGAGCGCCAGTGATTCGATTGCATGACGCCGAATGGCAAATCGTATCTATCAAATCGCTCTCCGGTTTGCTCGATCAGCGAAAGTCGGTCACAAATAAAAGCGCCGCGCTTCTTATTTTCAACAGTTTTATGGAGCATGGCAGTCGCAAGCTCTGTCTTGCCGAATCCGCATGGAGCTTGAAGCATCACGTTTTTATAGCCATCACGGAATGCTTGCTGCACTTTTTCAATCGCCGCTAGTTGAAGCGGTCTAAGGTCAAGATTAGCCATGATTTATGCCGCTTTTTTCAAGGCCGATAAAATGTCTTGATCTCTTTCGACGTTCAACGCCTTGCGAATTTTCGCAAGCGTATTTACATTCCTTTTCCCTATATCAAGCGCATCTCTTAATTCGTTTTTTGTCGCATCGTGCAATCCGTTGATGCGGTCGATGTAGGTATTCAACCGCGCAATTTCTGCGTTTTTGTCGTCCAGTTCGTACCGGTCGATGCGCTTATTTAGTACGGCAATTTCAGATAGTGAATCTTCGTATAATTGTACAAAATCAGCATCGCCAAATGCCGCTACTTCCTCTTCGGTAATTTCGCGCTCAGGTGATGCTTTCGGATTAGAATAAAGTGACTTCGGCGGCGGAGTTGTTTTGCCTTTGGCTTTATCGGGCTTTGCAATGGCCTTGGCTACAGATACTTTTCCAGCAGTAACTTGATCAAATACATCATCCGGCAATGCCGCTAATTTTTGCGCGCGCGCCGAAGTTTTTTTATCTATTCCGATATTTGCAAGTGTTGTAGCGACCACTGGTACTGATTTGGTACCAGTGGTTTTGTATTGCTCCCCACCCTTTGCTTTTGGCATTGCCGCAAGCAATTCGCCTAATTTTCGCTCTGCTTGCAACTGCAACGCCTTGGCGCGCTGGATGATATCGTGTTGCCCTTTGTATTCAACATTGGCGAATGCAACCGCTGCCGCCATCATTGCCATTACCGATTTAATCTCTTCCGGCGATTCTGCCAGCGCAAGCAGTTGCTCTGCTTTATCAAGCGTTGAAGGGAGATATTGCGAATCTGCGGATACTTTTGAAATGGCATTCATGCAAGTTCCTCCATTGCGATTTCAGATATAAATTCTGCCAATTTCCCGGTGTGGTGAAACCATTCCCCATTCTTTCTAACCCGATATTTTGAAAATTTACGGTGCAATTCAAATTCTTTTGTTTGTCCGCCGAGAATATGCGCAAGCAATGATATTGGATATGGGCATCCAAATAGTGGGACCGCTGGCTTTTTTGATTCGTGAATTAGAGAATCTTTTATTGTATTAACGGAATAGTCCATGAATCCGGGATAACTTACGTTGCGTATCAAATACGCCATAACAACCCCGCTTTTTGCACCTGGATTAGAATGCCCGCACCATGAATCAGACAGTAATTCTAACTCGCCCATTGGTAGTAAATTGTTCATGCCGACCTCAATTTCAGAATTTTGAATAGCCGCGCAGTGGTCGCGGAGCTGATAATGTCATGGCAATAAAGAAACATTACCGACCTCTTGATAAGCGTCCTAACGCACAGACTTGCCCTGCCAGACTTGACATCATGGGGATAATCGGCGGTATTTTTGCCGTTGGAATTGGAGGTAAATGGCTTCATGCTAACCCTTTATCCAGCACAATAAACGAGGTGACAGCCGCCAGGGAGGTCGATTCGGAGAATCTAAATTGGCGTCCAGACTGAACTGGCTCGAAGATTGTGCTGGATGAAAGGCTCATTGAACGGCTCCCTGTACTGCTTTATTTGGTCTGTCACAACCGTGAATTTATTGTTTTCTATTCTACAATAACTTTCATCGCTTTTCGTTAATTATTTTCCGCTGCACCGCAACATTTCCTACCGCATGCGGTACTTTGCCTAAATTTTAATCAATCTGTGGATTGTTGCTGCAAGGAAAACATGTAATTGCTTTTAACCGTTTTAACTCCGCAACCGCCCATTTTTTCAACTCGATCAAATCCGCCTTGGAATATTGCTTTTCAGGCTGTGGGCCGTTTATCCGGTCAAACTCTGCCTGCCCGATTTTGGCAATCAGCCGGGGCGTGTAATCGCCGATATTTCCCGACTTCCAGTTATTGCAAATTGAACAAGATTTGTGTATGTTGGCTAGATCGAAGCGCAAAGCAGGGTTTGATCCGACCGACTTGTAATGGCTTGCGTGCCATTGCCCGGACCATGTAGCAGGCTTGTCGCACGATATGCAACCGTCCTCCTTGTCACGCCACCTGACCAGCGAGTTAATCGCCGTCTGGGCCTCCCTAGCGTAATCTGACCGGCTTTTCAGAGCATCCTTGCGCTTCGCAGTATCGGCCCTGTCCAGTTTAGCGGCGGCGCGTTCCTTGCGCTCCCTGTCGCGTTTTGCTACCTCGGCAGCGCATTCTGGCTTGCAGGCTTTATGCGCCATGCTCCGCTTTTCAAATGGCTTACGGCATATTTTGCACTTCGATAATTTCGGCTTGCGCACCTTTGCCGTTAGCGCGCTAGGCTTGCGGGATAGCGGAGTTTTGCGGGTGAGCGTCATTTGAATGGCCTATAAACTGACGCAATATACCGACTAAGCGGCAACGGGATTTTTGCAATCATGGCGCTGGCGGCTTTGCGGGCGTTTGATTTTGAACCATGCCGCGCCGCACCGTCTTGAAACCATGCGTAACCTTTGCCGTTTTCTCGTGGCCCGCATATTCCTGGTTGTTTCGTGCCGTTTTCAGCTGCATTCGTCCAGTGTCCTGTAGGTCGGTGCGGTACGCCTTTGATACTTGATTCCTCAACGCTCGCCGTCTGAAATGATTTGCCGCTGCCATCGAATCGAAAGCCGGGAACCTTGAATGTTTTTGCGATCGGCATCAACGCCGGCACATCTCCCCACAAATGAAATGAACCATAGTTCCAGCGTGACCGCCCAACCCATTCCTGTGCGCCGCGCACGTTCTCAACGATCAACGGGATAAAATGTCCTGCCGCTTCGATAGCTTCGCGCTGGATGCGAAAACAGGCATCGAACAATGCAGTTAATCGCTTCGGGTCATCCTCGCCGGCAAGCAACTTGCGGCGCTTCTCTTTTGCGAGTGACCACGGCATAGCCATGTAGGAGTATTCTTGACATGGCGGACTCGCGACTATCAGCGCAGCGTCTTTGAATTGCTTGCCATGAAGCGTTAAAATATCCTGAATCACAAGTTGACCGGGATATTTTTCATCACCATATTGGTGTTGCTCAATGTCGAAACCGACGACATAGTAACCTTCGGCAATCAAGCCCTCAGTCCAGCCACCCAAGCCGCAGCACAAATCGATAGCCAATGGTTTTATATCGTCCATACGACTATTCCACCCCCTCGAAGTCCAGAATTTCCATGCCCAATTTTTCGGCAATATGCGCCATCATCCCGTCACCTTCTCAACCGTTAGCCCGTCCGGGGATAGCGTCGGGGTCATTTTTTCCTCCATGCAAACGATAACGGGCATTCCATCAAAAACAAATGCCTCATATTTGCGACGTTGACGATATCTCGGTCAGCAGGAAAAACTTCAACGGCATCAATTGCGCCGTACCCGCACTCACGCTTCAATTGCTGCAATTCATCCCATGTTATATTTTCTTTCCATCGGACGGAATCGGTATCAAGTGATGATCGGCATATTGATAGCCTACGATAACCGTCTTGATGTTCGGCTGCGTATTCCTGCACAAGAAAATGCCTCGATCGCCACACATTAGTAAGGCCTTGAGGCAGCTTTTCAGGCCACTCACGGCGCGGAACTTCAGCGAGAATTGACGGAAGTTTTATGTTATCACGCGCAAGCTGGCGGCGCTGATCTCTAGATGTTGCGATCGTCATTTTGCATCTCCCAACGTACGAATCGCGGCAGCAGCAGCATCAACTCCGTCATGCGCAAACGATTCCTGCCGTCCGCCTGGATACATCATCATACGATTACATTCGGCTGCTGCGTCCGCAATCCCAGCTTTGTAGCCAGCGGTGAATGATCGGCGCAAGTGGTTTATTTCAGATGGCGTTAGTTTGTTTGGTTTCATTCTACCTCCGGTGTAAATTATTGAATCATCATGGATTTAAAAAGGCCAATTTATCGCGGGATTTTTGCGCTTTTTTTAAAGCCATCGCAAGCCGTTCTGGCGGTTGCCTTTTCCATGCATCACATGCGAGTCTGACTGCTTCTTGTTTATTTGTTATTCCTGCGTACGGAAGTATTCCAAATCCAAGTTCTTTATCGGATACCTGATACTCGCGTGGACCATAACTAGTATATCCCGGCCTCTTATCATGGACAACAAACTTTCTTCCATCAAAAGTGAATTCATCTCCTTCCGAAAGTAAGAGTCCATCTGGGTATGCTGCGTAAAATTTTGTTGGTGTGAGTTTCATCAAAACCTCTCATATTGTTTCGTGGATTCAGTCCAGCGCACCGGCTTAGGTTTCAACGTAGCCAGCCTGGCGCCGTATCGCGTGGGTTCGCATGAAACATAACTCCCATATTTGCGCCGTCGGCCTCAATCGCAGTTAGGTACAGAGCAAAGCCGTGAATCGTCAGTTCGGTAGTGCTACCGACCAGCACGCGCTCGCCGCCTGGCGTGATATCCCACTTTCGGTAGGACTCGGATTTGCACAATAATTCATCATACACTTCCGGCAGATATTGCCTTTTAAAATGTTCGTGCCATACCTCCGCACTGTAACCCCGACCAACGACGTATGCCTGCTCTGCAATATCCTTTAATGGCCCACTCCACATAAGCGCATTTTGATCTAGCTTGCGTGCCTTGACCTGTTCCCTCACAACTAACTCAATCGGCTTGTTAGGGTCTATCGGAATCGAGTTGAGCATGGCTATTGCACGATCAACGATATCTCGTGTGCGCAACGCAATTGTGCGCGTCGGATATTTTTCACGTTTTGCTAATGTATTCATCGCAATCAACTCCAAAAGATCTTTGTTTCGATATGAGTTTCCTTGCCCGCCTAGCCTGTAGATTACTATTTCACTCATGCCCGCCTCCGGCATATCAAACAAAGCGTGTCACCATCGGAAAATTGCCCGATGCTTTTCTGCTTATTACAGCCTGCGCATTTACGCTGCGACATGTGTAAAATAAGCATTGTATTTGTCACCTCGCGGTAGCGGATGTTTGGAGGAATCATGCTGCCACTCTCAAGCAATGAACCATTCCCCACGCCAGCGGATTAGCGCATACATGGCCGATAAAATCAGATGGTTGCGCTGACCTAAACTCTCGCCGAATCGGCAACGGGTCTTTTTCGCTCGGGTTCCATGCCGATCTACGCTGCGCGATTCCACCCTGATTGACGCTGAACAATCTGCTTCCGCTGTCGCTTTCAGTAAAAATAATCTCGCCAGAGTCGATTAAGATCGCGAGTAATTTATAGGTTTTCTGGAAGCTTCTGCCGATTCTCCTCGCAACAGCTAAAGTGTCAAAATGCTGGTTATAGGCCATGAATTCACGTATATCATCCAGGTGCGCTGCGTCTCGATTCTTGATCTGCTTCGCTTTTGATTGATACACTCCGGCGCAGATATTAACTATCGCCGTGGTGCTTATTTTCCACTTCCGTGCAGTCCCGCGAATCGTTGCGCCAGCGTTTATTTCAGAAATAACCGAAGCTTGTTCAGCATCGGAAAGTTTGTTTATTTTGCCCCTCATTTCACGCTTCTTGCGCACAATTCAGAATCGGTATTGATAGACATAGCTAGTCTAATCAACGGTGCTGCCATGTCAAGGCATTCCTGCTGCACGCGGTCAAGATCATTTGATCGGATAGCCTCACGGAGTTCATCAAATTCCTCCTGGAACAAATCATTTTGCACCTTCACTTAGCACCCCTCTTCGGCTTGTCAGCCTTCAGTGCATTATTTGAAATAGCCTGAATAGCCAATTGCGCATGCCTCGGAATAGCGATTCCCTTTTTTGCGTTAGCACGCCATTTCGCTATACATGACGGAGATCGCTCAAGTGCGACGGCGATTTGCGCGTCATCCCCGTATTTAGCTTCCAACTGTTTGAATTTCATTTTTACACCTCCAATTTCAAAAAATTTTATCAGCAAACAATAATTTATGCAAATTAAATTTATAGTAAAGTTTATAAAAATAATGCTTGACACGATAAAACTGAGTATGTTTTAATAGCCCATCGAATCACAAACAAGCAAAACTCGAAAGGAAATGAAAATGAAAAAAGTTATTCGCCAAGGTGATGTATCCCTAATTCAGGTATCGGCAATTCCATCCAATGCCGTCGAAATCAAAACAGAACAAAACCGAGTTGTATTAGCATACGGAGAAGTTACCGGCCATGCCCATGCGATCTACGAAGATATCGACCAAGTGCGCGTCTGGGCTGACGGCAAGGTGAAATATCTCGAAGTCATGGCGACTGTAATGCTGAGACACGAAGAGCATACCCATGCGCTGCTGCCGCCCGGAATTTATAAGTTGCCGGTGCAGGTTGAATACCACCCGGCTGAGTTAAGAATTACAAGAGACTAAAATCATGAAAAAAATAACTTCAATTTCACCGGAGCAGGTCGGTAAATTTGCAGAATGGTCTAAAAAGTGGATTGAAATTGGACTATCCACAGAGCCTGCTGATTTTGATCTTGCGACTGACGCTGCACTGCGTGCCTACAAACTCTGCAATCTGAACAAACCGATGATTATCCTGCGCATGGGATCGCCTTATGGCACAACGGTTGGCGGAGCTTACGCATGGTTAATGTTGAAAGAACTTGAGAACCAAGTGGGGAACCAAGTGTGGAACCAAATGGGAAGCCAAGTGGGAAGCCAAGTGGAGAACCAAGTGGGGAACCAAGTGTGGAACCAAATGGGAAGCCAAGTGGGAAGCCAAGTGGGAAGCCAAGTGGAGAGCCAAGTGTGGAACCAAGTGTGGAGCCAAGTGTGGAACCAAATGGGAAGCCAAGTGTGGAACCAAGTGGGAAGCCAAGTGTGGAACCAAGTGGGAAGCCAAGTGGAGAACCAAGTGGGGAACCAAGTGGGAAGCCAAGTGGGAAGCCAAGTGCGGAACCAAGTGCGGAACCAAGTGTGGAACCAAGTGGGGAGCCAAGTGCGGAGCCAAGTGTGGAACCAAGTGTGGAGCCAAGTGGAGAGCCAAGTGCGGAGCCAAGTGGGAAGCCAAGTGGGGATCCAAGTGGAGAACCAAGTGGGAAGCCAAGTGCGGAGCCAAGTGTGGAACCAAGTGGGAAGCCAAGTGGGGAACCAAGTGTGGAACCAAGTGTGGAGCCAAGTGGAGAGCCAAGTGCGGAGCCAAGTGGAGAGCCAAGTGTGGAGCCAAATGGGAAGCCAAGTGTGGAGCCAAGTGGGAAGCCAAGTGGGAAGCCAAGTGGAGAACCAAGTGGGAAGCCAAGTGTGGAACCAAGTGTGGAACCAAGTGGGGAGCCAAGTGCGGAACCAAGTGTGGAACCAAGTGTGGAGCCAAGTGGAGAGCCAAGTGCGGAGCCAAGTGGAGAGCCAAGTGGAGAGCCAGGCAAAGGCAGGTTTGAGTAATTATCGCGGAGGCTCTATTTGGAATGCCGGATGGTGTGCTTATGTTTCATTTTTTCGCGACCAAATGCAATGGGAAGATTCATTACTTGAAAATTTCACGATAGATGAAGACCTCGCAAAATCATGCGGGTGGGTATGGTGGCATGAAAATGTGCTGGCGATTAGTGACCGTCCAGAAATTTTAAATCGCGACGACGAAGGAAGATTGCACTGTGAAAATGGTCCGAGCATAGCCTATCGCGACGGCTGGTCTTTATATCATTTTCACGGTGTAACGGTTCCGCAATTAGTTATCGAATCACCCGATCAGATAACCATTCAGATGATTGAATCAGAATCTAACGCAGAGGTCCGGCGCGTTATGATGGAACGGTATGGCTATGATCGGTACATTTTGGATTGCGATTCGGAGCTTGTGGATTCATGCCGACTAGACCACCCGATCATTGGGTTGCGTGATGCAAAATTGCGCGTTAAAAAAGTTTCGGACGATGAGCCGATTGTTTATATCGACCTGCTCAATTCAACTCCTGAACCTGATGGCAGCGTAAAACGGTATTTGATGCGCGTTGATCCAAATGCTTACGGCGGAGATGCATCGATGGTGTGCCAAGCAGCAGCGGCAAGCACCTGGCGCGAGTCGATTGACGGAGAACTTGTTTACAAAGATTGGCGTGATTATGCGCCCGTGTTTGAATCGTAATTACCCATCGGCCCAGGCATGGGAAAAGAAGCGCCTTGGTATTCACGGTGACAAGGCAAATGGCGGCATTGAACGGGAGTCCATATTGAGTCCGAAGTTCCTTAGCTGCTAACCACTTCGGCGGGTGCCGGTGGAAATCCGGTGCGAATTTAACGCAGCACAACATAGGAGCAGTCATGACAATACGATTATTTACCGACGTAATCCGCGATTTGCGATTTGGCGAAACGCTGGATGAAATCAGCACGGAGTTTAACAAGCTCGTTACCGCAGTTGAAAATACAGGCAAAGCTGGATCATTGACTTTCACTGTCAAGATCAAACCATCGGCAGCGGGAGCAATTGAGGTCATTGACGAAATCAAGACCAAGCTGCCGCAACTCGCCAAAGGAACTTCGCTATTTTTTGCCACACCTGAAGGCAATCTGGTGCGCAACAATCCACGGCAGGATGAATTGCCTGGCCTGAAGGAAGTACCGAAAAATGAAAAACCGCTGAAAGAGGCTAAACATGGCTAATTCTGAAAATCAGGCATTGATCGACTTCGCCGCCGGTCTAGGCTCTGTCGTATCGCATGCGACGGAAGGCGCTGGGCCATTCATCGTATTGCCTGCCGGGTACGTTGCGCACGATCTTGAAAAATCGCTGTTGCAACCGATCCGCAAGCGCGGCAACGTCACGATGAACGATGCAGTCAGTTTCGTTGAATATTTCAATCTTCATCAAGCGGAAAGCCAAATCTACGGGCAAGTTGATCCACCTAAATTCGTGGCTGTTTTGAACGATAACCGCAAGGATGGGCCGGGCTGGGGAGATCATCGCGTAACCTATTCATGCCCACTGTCGAAAGAATGGAAGGTCTGGAAGGGTTTTGCCGGTACGCCGCGTGACCAGATTGCATTTTCCGAGTTCATGGAAACGAACACGCCGGATATCGTTAGCTCCGCACCGGATGAGCCAAGCGGCGCAACCATGCTGGAAGTGGCGACAAGTTTCAAGGCGCAAAAGAAAGTCAATTTTGCCAGCGGTCAGCGCCTCGATAACGGCCAAGTTGACTTTATATTTCAAGAGGAAATCCAAGGCAGCGCCGGAGCCAAGGGCAGCATCAAAGTACCAGAACGGTTCTACATCGGCATTCCAGTATTTGAAGGCGGCGCACCCTATCGGATTGAATGCAAATTGCGCTACCGGCTCAAAGACGGCTCCCTGACGATGTGGTTTGACATGGTGCGCGACCATAAAGTTTTGGAAGCTGCATTCATGGATATCTGGCAGGAAATCGAAGTTGGGACAGCGGCAAATATCTGGCGCGGTATGCCTTAATAGCAAGATTTGAAAACGTGGTTAACCCGATAGCAACCACTCAGCACCCTGTCGGCGACTGATCGGCGTAAGCGATCAATGAATTCAACCGATGGAGTATTCCGAATGATATACGCACTAATAATTTGGTTTTTCGTATCCGTGCTTGTCGGGATATTGGCCGGCAAGTTTATTAAATTTGGAATGGAGTGAGTTATGCTAAACATAAATGAAGAAGACTTGAAAAAGGCCATTGTCGCCCAAGCCGCAGACACGATTTTGAATCAAGATGATGATCTTTCCGGATTGATCGCAAAGGAAGTCAAAATTCGGCTTAATAAGATTTTTACTGATCGGGCGGAGGCGCAAATCGAAGCCGCCATCGATGATGCAGTCAAGATGAGTTTTGACCGCGAATATCAGCGTATCACGGCATGGGGTGAAGCTTCCGGCCCAGCAACGACCATTCGCGCAGAACTGGAAAAAACGACAAATGGTTATTGGAGCTTGAGAGTAAATCCTAAGACTGGCGCTCATACGACAAGCACCGACTCAGTGACGCGTGCTGAATATGTTATGACCCAGATTTGCGCCGTAGACTTTTCCGAGAGAATGAGACAATCCGCACAAAATATTACCGGCGCGTTGAAAGATGGCCTTCGGAATCAAATGGCCTATCAAATGGATCAATTGCTTGAAGGCCTGTTCCGCATAAAAAGCCTGCAAGATCAAGGTAAAGTGGAAAAACCGTACTGAAATATGCAACACGCGCCGCACCGCGATAAGTGCGGATGAATTTAACGGGAGGAAATATGCAAACGAAAATCAACAACTGGATGCACGCCAAGCCAGCCATATCTTCCGGCCTGCTGATACTCGCTATCGGCGCTTTAGGTGCGCTTGGCGAGGCGCTAGCGGCTTTGGCGATATCATGAGCGTGTATCCAATACGCGATGATTGCAGATTTGCCGGAGGTGAAACCATGAAAAGGTTATATACAAGCGCAGAGGTATACGCGGTTCTATTCGCCAAGCACAAAGATGAATTAATCCCAGTTGGATCATTTAGCGATCCAGACGGAACATTTCAAGGCGGACCAGGAACATGCGGCCGAATGGAAACGGAATACGGGTTAAAAGATGCTGATTATCCATTGATCGGGATTGCAACGACATGGGCCATAGTCAACGGTAAAGCAGCTGAAAAGTGCCATTGCCAATACTGGCTTTGCGTCGTCGAAAGAGATGATTAACATGATCCGCACCCTATACGCAATACTATCCGTCGCAATTATCTGCGGCACATACGCAATAGTCCAGACGGTCAACGAGCGCGATATTGCCGACATGAAAGCCGTCAAGCCGGTGCCACGGTTACACGATGCGGAGTGGTCTAAGCTGTACGCTGATGCCAATCGGATCATGCCTCCACGGTATCAGGTGCCGGTGAAATAAATGTTGCGCGTCTGTGCGGCGAATAGTTTTGAGTTTATTGAAGTAACTAATGGAGGTTCAAATGGAAAGAGAATTTCCAACCGATAAATGCTACTCCTGCGGGATTTTATTCGGCGCATTGAGAACACCTGGTTATCCACATTATTGCGAAAAATGCAAAGTAGAACGTGCTGCGAAAATTAAAGAATTTCACCGTATGCCGAAAATCTCATGTGAAATTTGCGGACGTAAGGTTTGGCAACACGGCGGCGGAATGGAAAACCATTTGCGCATGGTCCACGAAATAATTGTTGCAAAGTCTAAAAAGGTCTGATATGATTTGCGAATCAATGCTTGGCGGCATGAAATATGAAGCCCTTTTGGTTTTCACGTTCCAGGGAAGAAATTCCCCCGCCGCCAAGCGGAGCGTGAGAAACCCAAAGGGCTTTTTGCGTTCCATGATCCGCAATCAGTTTATCGGGCTATTGATGCAGAGGGCAGCGCGTAGGAAGTCGGGCGTAAGATTTGAACCGAGTAAGCATGTACCGGACATTTCCGATGTAGGGCGCGCTAGGGCTGCATCTCGACGTTGTGAGCTTGTAGGGATAGGCGACACATAAGATGCAAGTCGCAGGCCGCGTGCAATTAAATGCTGTGCTGGATTGGTTTCCAAGGCGAAAGCCGCATACGGTTCAATTGCTCTCTTTGGGCTGGCAGAAAGCGGAAAGTGGAATCCGTGTAAGCAAAGAGATATTCGAGTAGCGATCCATAGCCGCTTGACCTGTTCACGATCCTTACCGACCGACGAGCATGTGAGAAATCGCCTAAATTTCCTACGGGATTTTGTAGGCGTGTTTTACCCTGTTGATGAAGCCTACCTCGTTCGGAGCATACATTATGAACAGAATCGCCGATAACAAACGCCTGACATCTGAGCAAGCCGCAGCAACATGGCTAGGTGAAGTACGGGCTAAAACACGCATAGCGCCAGATCAGCAAACGCAAGACCGCTGGGATGCTATCGCTAACGGAACATTGGCGCAGGAGTACCGCGATGCGATTAAACCGGCGGCGGGATCGTTTCGGCTGACTGGATTTGATGAACTGTTTGGATTTGATGAACTGTTTTAATTTTGAATAGGTAAGCGGCCACCTGTAACGGTCGCAAATTTAACGCGAAGGATGTTCCTATCATGGGAATCTACAAGAAGCTTCAAGACGCACGAATCAGATTGCAAAACACTAAGCTGGAAAAAACAGGTCATAACAAGTTCGCCAATTATTACTATTTTGAAATCGGCGATTTTCTTCCTACCGTTCAAAATATTTTCCATGAAATTGGTCTATGTGGCGTTGTTTCATTCTCCCTCGATATGGCGACATTGCGAATTGTCGATGTGGACGATGGCCAGGAGATTGTCATCACTTCGCCGCTTTCGTCGGCTGAATTGAAAGGCACTCACCCTATCCAGAACGTCGGCGCTTGTGAATTGTACTCGCGCCGGTATCTATGGATAGCCGCAATGGAGATCGTCGAGCATGACGCGCTTGATAGTCAGCCACTGGAAGCGCCGATCAAGCCGACCGCCAAAGACGCGCCAAAGAAGCAGGAAGCCGCAGGATTATCCGATAGTGATATAAACGACGTTGGCACTGCCATGCGCGAATGCGACGACATGGCCGCGCTGAAGGCTATCTTTGGGCCTGCGTACAAAAAGGCGAGCAAAGCGCAACAAGACGATCTGAAACAACAATACGATTCCATGAAGACAAAGATAGGTGGTGCGAAATGACTAACAAGATTACCGCAACCGGCCGCATTGCCGCTGACGCTGAAGTGCGATACACGCCCAGCGGTGATGCTATCGCTAATTTCCGTGTCGCATCAGATGTTGGATTCGGAGATAAGAAAACAACAAACTGGTTTGCCTGTTCGATATTCGGCAAGCGTGGCGAATCACTGTCACCTAATTTAACCAAGGGAACACAGGTAACGATATTTGGGCAACTTACTTTGCGCGAATGGACGAACAAGGAAAACGTGAAGCAGATAAGTCCTGATATTCGTGTTGACGAAATCGAACTGCAAGGCGGCAAGAAAGACTCGAACGGACATGGCGACAATGCACCGCCGCCGCGCGAACCGAAGCCGCAACGTCCAGCGCCAAGTAGCCAGCAGACTGGCAGCGGTTTTGATGATGATGATTCCGATCAAATTCCGTTTTAGTAATTTTGATAACTATTTTAATTTAACCAAAGGCGCGGGGTTCGCCCCGCTGAATAATCATGACTAGTATTTCACTATTTCAAGCCGCTGACCAACTCGCTCCATTGCTCGACACAATCGACGATGATGGCTGTATCCCGCCAGAACTCGAAGCCGCATTAGCGCAATTTGAAGGCAAAGGGCTTGCGGTTACGGCATACATCCTGAATTGCGAAAAAATGGCCCAGATGATCCATGACGCTGCCGAAGCTATGGATGCGCGCGCCAAGCCGCTGGAGGCCCGTGTAGAGCGTTTGCGCACCTACCTTGCCGACAATATGAAGCGCACCGGAATCACGGAGATTACCTGTCCTGAATTTACGGCAAAGCTGGCTATCGGGCGCGATACTTCCGTTTCGATTGAAAACGAGGCACAGATTCCAGTTGCGTATCTTCGTGTACCGGAGCCTAAACCTCCTGTAGCTGCACCGGATAAAAAACTTATTGCCAAGGCGCTGAAGGATGGCATTGACGTACCTGGCGCAGTTTTGGTGAAAAAAGACCGTCTTACAATCGGATAGGATAAATCATGGAAAAGCGCCACATATCCAAATGTCCGCTTGGTACGCGGTTTAAATATACCGAAGATGGCGACACCTACGTTCTTCTAGATCGCTATGATTGCGGACTTGTGGCGAAGTGGGAAGGCGTGGATGCAAACGTCGTCATGCAGGGCATTTACAGCCTTGATGACTCAACAGATGCAAACGAACGGCTTGAAGTATTTATTGTCGAATAACGGAGATTACATAATGGAAACCACACTAAAGCCGTCAACCGAATTAACCATCGCAGGCCGAGCCGCTGTGGCACTCGGAAGCAGCGCGCACGAGCTTGAATTGCGAGAATTGGTGCAATCGTCATGCCGGATAGTTGAGATAAAAAATCCAGCGGCTCATGATGAATGTCACTCTGCGTATATGGCAATCACACGGGCAATGACAACTATCGACAAGGCCGGCACAGATGCGCGATCGGATGCAAACAAGTTCCGCGATGCTGTAATCGCCGAGGTAAAAAGATTATTCGCCATTGCCGAACCTGAAAAGCAGCGATTGCTGGCATTGCGTGACGCATGGCGTGCAAAGCTGGAAGCGGAGAAAGTCGAAAAAATCCGCGTGGAGCGTGAGCGCACGGATACCATCAAATCCGCAATAGCCGCTATCAATAACGAAGTAGCGCTAGTTATCGGAAAGTCGGCCGAATTTATCAGCCAGCGCCTGGCCCGTGTTGACGAATTGATCCTAAGCGCCGATTTTTACGCTGAATTTCACGGTGAGGCGGTAACGACGCAAGCGGAAGTCTGCATGAAGCTTGTCACTATGCGCGATGAAGCAATGGCGCGTGAAGCTGCTGAATTGAAGGCCAAGCAGGAACGTGAAGCGGAGGCCGAACGCCTGCGTCAACAAGCTATCGAGAATAACCGAATTCGCGATGAGTTGATCGCGCAAGCCAAGGCGCAACAGGAAGCCGCCGCAAGGCTGGCTATCGCGCAAAAAGCCGAGGCTGATAGGATGCAAGCTATCGAAGATGAGCGTCGGCGCATTAACGATCTTGAAATTGAGCGCCAACAAGCGGCGGTCCGTGCGGAATATGCCGAAATTGAAAAGAAAATGGTAATTGAGCGTGCGGCGATTGCCGAAGCGCAAAAGCGGATCGACGCTCACAATGCGGAGATTGCCGAAGCAGAACTTGCGGAATACAATCGGATTCAACAGGAAGACATGCGGACCGCTCAAGAGCAAGCGAAGACCGCCAAGCGCATCGAACAAGACCGCCAGAATGCCGAGGAAGACGCGCGGCACCAGCGCGAATACGAACAACAGTTGACGCGGGATGAACCTGCGCCAGTCGTCGAGGTTTTGGCAAATGGTCAGCAACAACTTGATGCAAATACAGTGCTGTCAGTCGATGTAAATTCAGGCGCGATTACCAGCAAACTGATTGCAAAATCTGCGGAGGTATTCACAGAACAATCGTTTATGCTGGAACGGTTATGGGTTTATGCTTCACCTAGCGGCGCTCACGTGACGTTTAAAGAGCGTCCAACAGTCTTTTATCCAACCGCCGTCGAATACATCCGTGCCGACCGCCTAACAAAGCTGGAAGCGTTGCGCAAAGCAGTCGCCGACTACCTGATCGACAACAAAGATTTAATGCTGCCGTATTCCGGTCCTATGCGGGATGCGCTGGCTGATTTGGAGAAATCATGAAGCTTACCGGATGGTATTCAGGCGACCAGAAGCCTGTGAATGAGGGCGTTTATAAGCGCTTTTATTGTGGGTTCTTTGGGTTTTGTAAATTCAATAATGGGAAATGGTATGTTTATTACGATACTGTTGAACTAGCTGCCACTGCGGAAACTATATCGAAATATCAATGCCTCTCATGGCGCGGCCTAGCCGAAGAGCCGAAGAAAGGTAAGGCGACAAAATGACTATCTGGAACCATAAAGACGAATGGCGATTTTCTGGTCGGGATTTTTCGGTAGTTGTTTCTCGCCATGAAGTTGCGCCGGATAAAATTTCAAACACTGGTATTCATCGCTGGTGCGTGTATGCGTACCTCTATCCTAAGCACCCGCATTTCAAGAACGTTGAGGGTTCTAGCATTTACCAAAATGCCACGGAAGTAATGCCGCTTCATGGTGGATGTTCTCTGATTCGGTTCCATAAGGAAGCTGCGGCTGAGATTAACTCAATCCAAGTCGGTTGCGATTATAACCATCTACACGATGACCGTTTTTGCGACTACGAGACAAAAGAAGAAGCTGCTGAAGTATTCAGGGATGCAGATGAACTAATTACATGGCTGACTGAAAGGGAGGCAAAATGAACTATCAAGACCGCGAGGATTTTGAGGCGCTATATTTGACAAAAGACAAATCTGTTTATTTGGGCAGAAGTACCGCTGACGGTGTTTTGGAATCGATGTACTATCAGCGATCTGTGCAGCGTGCATGGGAATTATGCAAAGAATCGTTATCCCACGAACGCGCCAAGCAAGCTGCTAAAGATGCGGAGATCGCGGCGGTGTTTGCTGAATGGGCTAAAACGTATCACGAAAACGGGAAGCCTTCAGCATTCGACAAACTCCGCGCTATCCTTGAAAGGAAATAACATGATCCACTACCCACAAGAAAACATCATCGTTCGCTTCGGCGAACTCGAATTGAGCGCCAATGCCGAAGTGCTGATGCTCACCTACCTGCAATCGCTTGCGCGCAGGCCTTTCGCTGAATTGACTCAGTCGAAAACTATAACCCCTCCCCGCATCGCTGCTAACTGGCCCGAGCAAGGCGGGACCTACGCCGGCATCATGCGCGGCGAGGTCGGCAAGCCGGACTATTACCTGATCCACGCACCGAAAGAACGCGAGATCGCCGGCGCAACTTTCGATGTGGCCACCGAAACAGCCATGCTTCCGCTCAACGACTTCAAAGACTGGTCACTACCCAATCGGCTCGAATCGCGCCTGCTGGCTATAAATTCGCCGGATAGCTTCGATAAGGACGGGCGGTACTGGACGTCTACGCAGTTCGCGGGCTACCCCGACTGTGCCTGGATTCAGGACTTTTCCGATGGTGACCAGGGCGACGACCAAAAGTCGGGTGAGTATTGCGCTCGGCCCGTCCGCAGAATATTGATTATTGAATAATTTAATAATTTTCCGGGCGTAGCCCTGATCGTTTTATTTTTTTTGGAGATTATCATGCCTGAAACACTTGCACCATCCCCTCTCGTCAATCTTAACCTGCCGCCGCTCGCTACATTCTGCCCGGAATATGGCGGATTTTATGCCGGAATAATACGCGGCGAAAATGGTGAGCCAAGTTATCACCTGTTTCACGCGCCAGCGCTTCAGGAGATCGCCGCCACAAATTGGCAGAACGCCGTCGAGAAAGCTTCTGCGTCACTCAATGGCTTTTCGGACTGGTCATTACCGAATCGACGGGAATCGCGCCTGCTGGCTATAAATTCGGCCGACAGCTTCGAAGAAGATAAAGATTACTGGACATCTACGCAGCTCGCGGGCTACCCCGACTGTGCCTGGATTCATGGCTTTTCCGATGGTAGCCAGCTCCTCAACCGCAAGTCGGATAAGTACCGCGCTCGGCCCGTCCGCAGAATATTGATTATTGAATAATTCTTGAGAGGAAATAACATGACACCTGATCTGGAAAACCGCGCTACGCAATTTTTAACGATGGAACTGCCTGGGAAACCACGTATTATCTCTGCAAGGTGAAAACCCTGCGGAAGCTCAGTATAAACGAGAGCGCCTAACCCTCCGTGAACTGTGACTTGAAATAAGGAGTATGAAACCATGACAACGCACAATGCCAATAATGAACGAATTAAGCGCCGGTACTTTTCATATTTGAAAGAAGCGAAGCGCCAAGATGATTCGACAGTGGACGCGGTAGCAGGCGCAATTGCTCGATTCGAGGCCGGCTCAAAATACCGGGACTTCAAGACTTTTCATCACGAGCAGGCCATTTCTTTCAAGAAACATCTTGCCGAACAGACGAGCAAAAAGACCGGCGACAAGTTAAGCAAGGCGACTTTGCACGCGACGCTGGCGCACGTCAAAAGGTTCTTTCAATGGCTTGCAAGGGAACCGGGATACAAGTCGCGCATTCAATATTCCGACGCCGAATATTTCAATTTGTCCGGCAACGATACGCGAATTGCGACGGCAAGGCGGGGGCAGGTCGGCCCCACATTAGAACAGGTCAAGCATGTAATCGCCAAGATGCCGGCACAAAGCGAAATTGAGCGCCGGAACCGTGCCCTTGTTGCATTTACAATTCTGACCGGCGCACGGGATAGCGCCATAGCGTCAATGAAGATGAAGCATGTCGATCCGGTCGCTGGCAGCGTCTATCAAGATGCCCGCGACGTGCGGACAAAATTCGGCAAAACCTTTACGACCTTTTTCTTTCCGGTCGGGGATGACATTCGCCAAATCGTTGCGGAGTGGGTGGCATATCTGCGCAATGAAAAACTGTGGGGCACCGATGACCCACTCTTTCCGGCAACGCAAATGGGATTAGGCCCGACCCGCCAGTTTGAAGTAATCGGCCTGAAGCGGGAGCACTGGAGCAACGCCACTCCGATACGAACGATATTTCGGGATTGCTTTGAAAGTGCCGGCCTGCCGTATTTCAACCCGCATAGCTTCAGAAATACGCTTGTCCGGCTTGGTCAAGAAACCTGCCAAACCCCGGAACACTTTAAGGCATGGAGCCAAAACCTCGGGCATGAAGGCGTTTTGACAACATTTCTTAGCTATGGCGCGGTGGCTGACTTGCGCCAGGGCGAGATCATGCACGGCCTGGCGACGCCAAAACCGGCCATGTAGTCGAACATTAGCGAACTTGCCAAGGCGATAGCGCGGGAAATGCGCGATGCCGGGGCGGGAACACTTAAACGATGGAACTGCCTGGGAAACCACGTATTATCTCTGCAAGGTGAAAACCCTGCGGAAGCTCAGTATAAAGCCATGCTTGCAGCCGCACCGAAAAAGGAGAAGCCAGAATGAGACAGAATTACGAAATGACGGAAGATGATTTGGATAAACTTTTGATTGCCTGTCAGCCCGTTCCAATGATAGCGCTTCAATGCGGTGCGCCAAGAAGTAAATATGAAAACGTAAATGCTGCTTGGGTTGAATTAGGTAAAAGAATGCACTTTGACCCTGCGACGGTCCTGCCAACCGGAAAGGGTTATAGATTCTTTTCGGCTGTCCCGATAGAGCCTAACCTACAAATGGACGGGGATTCCTGGTGTGCCACTTGGCCAGATTTTGATAGCTTGCAAGTGTCCCCCGCCGGATTCGGCGATACCCAAGAGGAAGCGGTCGCCAATTTATTGAAGGATACAGAATGAGCAAACTAATCGAAGAGACTGAAGAGTTGCCGAGACTTACTCCCCTTGGCAAAAACTGGATGGAGGAAGACTCTGAAGGCTATTACCTGAACCGTGAATACGTTCTCGAAATCATCAAGCGCCACGAAGCGCAAGATAAGACTGACGCTCTTTGTGATCTATCCTACGCTGCTGGAGCTAAAGCTGGGTGGAATTGCGCCGCATCCGGCGATGCGATCGGCATGGAAAAAATCATGGAGCGATCACCCGAAGCGGTAAAAGAACTGCGCCGCATAAATACCACCTTGCCGCCGCTAGACGTGCAAGACGCGCAGATTGCGCTTGATGCCGCCAGGTATCGTAAATTCAAACGCCTGCACGAACAACCAGACGCACCTTTGCACGGAGAATGTGCTGCTGAAATCAACCGGCTTCAGGAGCAGGTCAGAGTGCTGCGTGAGGCGCTATTAAATGTCGCTGAATCGGATATTCCAGAACCATGCTGGTGTGGTCCGCGTTATAAAAAAGAATTTCCAAATGTTCCGCATGCGGCCTATTGCGTGAATGCGACAAAGGCACTTTCCGTAACGCCGGATCACGTTGTCGATGGCGTTCAGCATGATGATTATCCAGTCGATGGATGGAGTGAGAAATGACAGAGCGCGAAATGTACGAAGCGTGGTTAGGCGTAAAGCCGTCAGGTCACGCGCAAGATGTATTTGGGTGGGAGTGCTGGAGGGCGCGCGCTGCAACGCCATGTACGGGCGATGTACGGGCTGATGTACGGGCCGCTGAATCGTGGGCAAAAGCCACAATGAAAATACGCGCATTGACCACGGCGCTTCAAAACTGCGTAAGCCACATGGAAACCGTCGCAATGGAATGTGGTGAGGACGATACGCCAAAAAACTTTGCTTTAGCAATATCAAGAGCGCATGAGGTGCTAAAATGACAGAGTAAGAAATAGCCATCCGACTTCGCGCTGTGCTAATTGGCGCTCAAGCAGTTCTTGATAGGCTTAGTGGGACTGATGCTGGCATGAACGGGGTATATGCAAAGGCGGCTAGCGGAGTTATGATTAGGATTGACGGTATAAGAAAAGATATCGAGGATACACTTTCGGCAACTAAGCTAGCAGATTAACTTATGCTTTATGTTCCGTCTTAACTAAATATAATTTCACTCGCGGCGGCTTCAACATGCTGCCCCACATTTCAGCCCAAGCGTAGATCGGGGCGTACATCATTAGATAGATCGAGATAGGATTCACGTTACCCCCAATGGAAACATTTTCAAATAGCCTGGGTAGACCGCATCGCTCATGTGGTACGCGCCCGGATTGATGTCTTCAAAACCCCCCGGCGCATATTTCAAATTAGTGCGCGGGTATGTCGAAACCCACGGGAACGGAGGGAGCGCAACAACCGGATCGATACCGTTTTCAGTTGAAATTATCAGGTTGATGACGCCGTTCTTTACTTGACGCTGCGCCCAATCGGAATATTTTTGCCATCCGAACAGGGCCGCTTCAAACATGCTTAACGAGGTTTTGATTCCATCTAGCGCAAACAGCGAAGCCAGCGCATCTGCAAGGCTCCCAGCGCGCGAATGGCCTTCGATCCATATATCCATGCCAGCGGCGATTGCTGCAAGCGCCTTGGGCTTGACGACTGCGTAAATTGCGAGTGCCGCAGAATAGAACTCGCCATGCACGCCACCCCATACTGGATGATCTATTGGCACAAATTCAAAATTGTCACGCCATCCTTCCCAATCAAAAGTTCCTTCAGGAGTAATGGTGAAAAAATCACCGACCGTCTTTAGGCCGACAACGTCATCTCCGATGGTCAGAATTTCATCGAAGATAGCTGCACGGCCAGCGTCGTCATAGATAGCGATTAGCGCCAAATACGCTGCATATTGCCTTGTGATCGGCGGGAGGTTGATTGCGCTCACTTAGGCACCACTGGCGCAGATAGCAGTGATTGCGCTGGCGCGATTACCGGCGCTGCCTTTGGCGTTACCTTAACTGGCGCAACAATCGCGGGTTTAGGCAGGGGTATCGACACCCCTGGTATCGGCTTGACCGCAGCCTTGACTGCCGGCGCCGGCGTCACCACAGGTTTAGCCGATATCTGCGATTGAATCGCTTGCAGCGTCTGGGTAATCGTCTGCAATGCTTGCGTGGTCGGATCGGGCGCACTTGCTGTATTCGCCGGTTGTTGGACAAGATTTACCGAATTAGGCGTTGTCAGTGTCACACTGCCATTGCTTGTCTGTACCCGCGCCATGTTATTGACTGGACAAGCATCCATTACCGGCGTGAGAGCATCAGGACGGCGCTGCAAGGCACCCACCTTCACGTCGCAAGCCGAATCAACCCAAAGCGCCAAGGCGTCGTCATCCGACCGTTGCAGGTTCGCTTTCGCGCCTTTGTAATCCTGCTCGATGATATTGTCTTTAGCTGCCATCCATGCATTGATCGAGCCGCAACCGGATAGTGAAAGCGCCAAAAGCACATAAATTAGTGTGTTTTTCATGGTTGACTTTCGATAGTGGTCGGTAATGTCATTGCAGCGGCGATTTTCGGCTCATCGACCGCAATCCATGCGTTGATGAAATTGACGATAAAATGGCTCGCGCTGGTCAATATCGCGCCGGTAAATAACACCACTTCAGGCGGCATAGCCAGGCCAAGCTTTGAATTTGCAACCCATTGGACGGCGGCGCATACGCCAGTCATACTGACGGTCGCGGCCAAAGTGTTGACGCTACTTGAATTTTGCATGATTAACCTTTCACTTTAATTGTCATGCGGCAAGGCGTTGCAATTTTCACGGTCTTTTGCTTCGGTCGCATTACCCGCAGCGCCCATATAAACCGCAACGCCCAGCGCATTACGAAACCGTCACCGTAACGATATTCGGCGTGGCGATGCTTACAGGAGGCTCGACGTTGAACTGGCTCGATGCGCCAACCGCGCCGAACGGTACGGAATTCGGATCGAGCAACTGGGCATTAACGATGTATCCATTACCGACCGGCACATTGTCAAAATTCACGGTGAGAACTCCTGGCGCGATTGTTTGCGCAGGAATGGCCGCAGCGCCATCAGGTACAACGAGCGTTACAAGAGTTCCACTGGTTGCGCTGCCGGCCCGATAATCTACGTCGGATGTGGTGAAATTTACAGTTACTGTTGACATGGTGATTCCTTTAGGTTGATGGGTTGTCATACTGGGTTAAATTGTGCGAGTGAATGATCGAGCAGATCGTGGCGGCATAGTTCGGATCTGTCGCATAACCAGCCGCTGCCACGGCCTCGGCGAATGCATCGCTGTCCGTGGTGCTGAAGCAGGATGCGTAACGCGGATTGCTGACAAGGAAGTTTCCATGATCGATGATCGAAGATGCGTAATCGGGGTATGCCCGGAACTTGCCTTGAATCAACTCCCGCACACCGTCGATTGTTTCGTGCGTCCATTCCTCAACGGTCGGCCCTGTCCATGACGGATCAGCTTTGATGCCGAACAGGTTATTACCTGGTGGTATGACCTTCAGCCAACCAGTCTCAAGAGCACATTGAGCGATCGTGAAACCAGCCGGAATGCTGCTCCCGGCTTGAGATGCTAAAGCGCCTGGAAGAATTGCTGCGATAACGTCTTGGGGATTCATTTCTCACTCCCATTCTTAATATCGTCTTTGCGAGTACGGTGATTTATGCGCCGATTAAGCAAAGATTTGACCGTTCGTGATTCATAAATCCTGATCACGATCCACACGACTGCAAGCAAGGAAGACACATGCGGGAGGATGTCAAAAAATGCGCCAAATGCAGTTCCTACTGCACTGAAATCAATAAGATGCTTGAAGTCAGAATCCATCAAAGTTCCTTTAAAGGACGGTTTTTAATTTTCAATGCCCAATTTCCGGCATCGCCTAAAACTTCAGTATTGAAGGATTTGAAATTTCCCAGATGACCGAAAAGAAGGTGGCAATTCACGCCGTCTTTAACTGCCTCGCACAGCGTTGCCAGATTTGTCGGATCAAGCTCAAGTGCCGGATGAAGATGGAATGGTTTGATGTGGTGAACTTCAAGCTTCACATTGCCGCCGCACACCTCACATACTGGATGCTGCACCAGATGAATCCTGCGAACGGTCGGCCACTTCCCAGATCGGGCAACTCCAAGCGGGTGCTTCCCCTTGGCCGCGTCAATCAGATGTTTGATAATCGGCATGTTCTCTTTCTATGGACGTAAAAAAAGCCGCACTTGGCGGCTTATGCGGTTTTAAAAGTATTGCGGTTTATTCGCCGCGCCAATCGAATTTCCCTTTAATACTCAATCGCCGCCGCAGCGATAAATAAAGCATCAACCTGTGCGCCAGTCCACCCAAGCGCAGAAGCAATAGCAGCAATCGTAGGACTTGGCCGCGCAAAAGTTGTTGCCTTGGCCCAAGCAATCTGAGCAGTTACTGGAGCTGCTGCAATGACCGCTTCAACTGCTGACATATATCCTGCATTGGTGATAGCTATCTGCGCTTGTGCCGCAGTTACCACTTGAGGGATAAAGCCAATAGGAGCATTCCACTGCTGCGTCAGAACTCCGCTGATAAATATCGGTTGAGCTTCCACTGGCGCGTACTGGCAAGTTGGTGTATAGGTTGGCGGTGTCGTGGCCGCTGGCTCCACGAGTGTGTAACCTCCGACTGCTGCGGCTGTAGATGGGAACAGAGAAACCATATCCGTACCCGCAGGATAATTGGTATTGTTATTATCGAAAACGAAATCCGACCACCCATAGGGATATTTAATTAGCGTATTGCCGTTTTGTATTTTTGCGCATGACATGATTATCCTTTAATTTCCCGAGACGCCAGACCAAGTCTGACTTGACGGCAGCGTTGATGCGACCCAAGTGCTACCGCCGTTTGATGAGTGAGCAGCGGCTGTTGTTCCATTAGAAACTGCTGCACAATTAAGACCAGAACAGGATACGCCAGACCAAGTCTGACTTGACGGCAGCGTTGATGCGACCCAAGTGCTACCGCCGTTTGATGAGTAAGCAGCTGCTGTTGTTCCATTAGAAACTGCTGCACAATTAAGACCAGAACAGGATACGCCAGACCAAGTCTGACTTGACGGCAGCGTTGATGCGACCCAAGTGCTACCGCCGTTTGATGAGTGAGCAGCGGCTGTTCCCGGGAATCCTGATATACCTGAAACTGCTGCACAATTCAGACCAGAACATGAGACACCAGTCCAAAAGCCACTTGTCGGTAACGTTGATGCGACCCAGGTGCTGCCGCCGTTTGATGAGTAAGCAGCGGCTGTTGTTCCATTAGAAACTGCTGCACAATTAAGACCAGAACAGGATACGCCAGTCCAAGCATAACTTGTCGGCAGCGTTGATGCGACCCAGGTGCTACCGCCGTTTGATGAGTAAGCAGCGGCTGTTGTCGTCGCGTATGCGCCTGCAACTGCTGCACAATTCAGACCAGAACATGAGACACCAGTCCAAGCATGACTTGTCGGCAGCGTTGATGCGACCCAGGTGCTACCGCCGTTTGATGAGTGAGCAGCGGCTGTTGTTCCCGGTGATGATGAGCTTGTTACAACCGCTGCACAATTCAACCCAGAACAGGATACGCCAGACCAAATCTGACTTGTCGGCAGCGTTGATGCGACCCAGGTGCTACCGCCGTTTGATGAGTAAGCAGCTGCTGTTGTTCCATTAGCAACTGCTGCAAAACAATTTCCAGAAATTGCACATATGTATGTTTGCCCAAATTGTCCAAACCCCTGCGCCGATAGTGCGCCTCTCGTAGAAAGCAGTTGCGCTTCAACAAATGGAGTCCAGATCAGAGCTGATATGAGCAGCCAAATTTGAATTAGTTTTTTCATTTTATTTATATTGCGTCAAGGCGCAAAGAATATTATAAGTTGCCGATGCTGTTTTTTGAATGGTGCAAGTGTAGACATCAATGCTAGATGCATCCCCTGCTGTTGGCGCTGCACCGCCCATCCACTTTGGGGTCACACTCGATCCATCAACTGTGAAGGCGTTAGCATAATAAGCGGTCGAACCTTGCGTTGTTTCCATTACTACGGTGACTGCATCTCCTGTCGCCATTGCAGTATTCATAGAAGTCCCGGAAGACCATGCCCAATTGATTGTCCAGTTATTTGCCGCATTCGTTGTATAGTATTGAATTGCCCCTGAAGCAGCGTAAAAGTTCTGCGTAGCAGAGGGGGCCGCAGCAATAATGTCAACCGCTTCAGCGCCATTCGTAATCTTTATAGCTTCTTGCGATGAACTTCCTGCTGCCGTCGCCCCCGCAGATAAACTTGCCGCTGCTGTAGCATTGCCGACAGTGGCCCCCGCTGCCGTGCCCGTAAGATTCGTTATCGTGCCGCTGAAAGGTGTGCCAAGCACGCCATTTAATTGCACTGCACCTACTATACGAGAGTCGTTACCCTGTGCTGCCGTGTTGGATGTAGAGCCGTAAGTTACCGAGATTGCACCAGTTGAATTAGTGATAGTTGTGCCATCCGGTTTAACACCGCCAAGCACGGATGAAGTAGCTGCGGAGAGTGAGTAAGCCGCAATAAATGCGCTTGTGCCGAACGTGCCGCCTGCTGCTGATGTTAGCGATGATCCGGTAACTCCAGATGCCAGTGTGGTTCCTGTTAGTGCACCAGCGGGGGCGCTTGCTGCTGCTATCGCTGTATTGCATGATAACCCGCTATTCGTTATGTACGCTAGCGCGCTGCCAGCCGTTGAGCACGATGGAACTGCCGTTGCTGTTGGCGATGTCGCTATGCTTGTCGGATTAGCTAATATTGTATTAGCTGTCTGTGTAGCCATGTCTCCAAGTGTTACCAGGCCGGTCGCGGTGAATGATCCGGTGATCGTCGGATTCGCGCTAGGAGCCGCTCCGGTGACTTGTGTTACCGTGTAGTCGCCGGACTGCGCTGTTACTACACCAGTTCGCCCGAATGCACTCGTTACGCCGCCACTTGCAGCGGAAATAACACCAAGGCCGCTGATCGTTATTGTCGTGTTGTCAGGTGCCACCACTCCAAGATTTCCTGCCGTGGCTTTGGGAACGGTAATTGCGCCGCCAGAAACAGTGATAATCGTGCCGTCCGGTTTAACACCGCCGAGCGTGGATGTTGTCGCTGCCGGCAAGGTGTACGTACTGCTCGATGCGATGTTATACGGGCTGCCTGAAGTGCCAGAGCCAGTGACCGTAACGTTGCTTCCAGCTGCAATAAGCCCGTTGATTGTGGATACCGTGGCCGCGGATCCGGATGCATTTCCAGTTAAATTTCCAGTTACGGAACCTGTTACATTTCCGGTTACGCTTCCGGTTACGCTTCCGATAAGATTACCCGAGAATGTCGGCGCTGTAGCGGTTCCTGTGAACGTCGGAGAAGCGAGTGGGGCCGCTCCAGTAACCTGCCCTACGCTGTAGTCGCCCGTCTGCGCCGTTACCGCGCCTGTGCGTCCGAATACGCTGGATACTACGCCTGATACTATATTGCCGATGTTGCCGACTATTTTATTAAAGGCCGTCAGAACGCTATCCGTCGCGCTGACAGTGCCAGCAGATGCCGAGAAGCCTGTCAAAGCCTTGCCTGTGACCGTGGAGGCAGCGATAGCTGTTGCGCCCTGCGTACCTGTCACATCGCCGGATAACGACCCCGTGAAGCTGCCTGCGCTGCTTGTCGTCGCTTGGTTCAACGTCGGGACGATAGAACTTGCAATCAATCCGCTGCTATTCGTCTCGACTACTGTGCTGTTACCAGTTGTTCCGACAGGCAGCGTCGCGCCCCATGAGGTGCCTGATACAATGACAGGAACGCCTGAACCGGAGGGGAGGTTACCGGCGCCGCAAGCTACTCCGGCATCCACGGTGTTGCCGTTCGCATCGAACTTTACGCAATCGTTCGTCGTTGTTGCTCCTGCCGATAGCTGAACCTTAGTGCCATTGCCCTGCGCTGCCGTGACGCCAGTTCCGCCGTAGGCCACTCCAAGCGGCCCGGAATATGTGCATGTGATCGTACCGTTTGCCGTAAGTGGCGATCCAGTGCAACTAAAATTTGACGGCATTGACAAGCCGACGCTGGTGAGGCCACTACTTCCTGAATTGGCCTGACACCCTATTACTCCACTATTGTTATATAGGTTATAACCAGTCGGGCATGTTCCGCTTATGGACGTTATTCCAGATGCGATATTCGATGCAGTTCCGCTAACGGATGACCATGTATTTGTCGATGCATTATAAGTCGCAGTCGTTACCCATCCTGACCCACTCCACCAATTTAAAAGGTACGGATTAGATGAAGTATTTAGCCAATATTGCCCCTCCAATGGAGACGCCGGCGCAGTTGATCCCTTAAATTGAGACAGAATATTATCAATATCATTTGCGGCATTCTGGAAATTACCCCGTATTGGCGCAGATGTTAATGCCGATCCATTTGCTGGAATTGTCGCATCGATTGTTGACCCGGAGCCAAATGCATGGGAACTGACAAGCAAGAGTATTGATAATATTTTTTTCATTGCAATCCTTAAAACGAATATCGCACAGTCATCGCGGGAGCGTAGCCAATCGCGCTAGAGTAAATTGGTCTATAATAATTACCGGAAATTCCTTCAGTGATGTTGGGATTTGTGGATTTTGTAGGCAGTAACTTCAGAACGACTGCCCAGCTATCCGAGAAATTGTATCCGACATCAGCGCCGACCCCAACCGTATCTTTAACTTGATGATCTATATGTGAAACAACTGGCCCGGTGCCGATCTGCCAGTTATACCAATTAAAATTGGTGTTTTCATAATTTGGACGATAGACTATTAACCCGCCCTCGGTGAACCACTTGCCGAATGTTTTGCGAGCCATGAGAAATTCGTATGGCAGTGTTCCCTGCCCTTGCATGTGACTAATTTGACCGCAGTTTGTTTTGCAGTTGTCAACATCGTGAATCATCGCATCTGAAGTAGCCCGTCCTCCGTAGCCGAATCCGCCGCCGATCTTCCAGCTTTCCGCAATTTCACCGTAAATCCCTATTGATCCAGTGAACGAAGCTGTCCGCAATGTATATGGCATATCACGCTGATACCAATTTCCAATGGGGGCTGGAATAAGATAAATTCCACCCAAGTCAACTTCGATTTCTGCGAACGCAAAGCAGTAGATACTCGACAAAATGATGCCAATGATTATATTTTTCATTATCGAACTCGTCTGGCTCTGATGAAGCCATTGACTGTTTCAGTGCTAATAGTGAAGGCACTGTTAACAACACAAAATACAGTAGAACTGGAAGAGGATAGTATCCGCACTGTAGGGGAAGATATCATGTTATTAGCCCCCGCCACAGGTGGAACTAGGATTTGCGTTAGCGTGCCAAGACTAGAAAAGGTTGCCGACGTAGTTCCGATCCCAACATACATTTGGGTCATTTGAGTTGTAGTATTCGGTATAAAATTAGCCGTGCACTGCACATCCCAATCACCAGCGGTTAAAATTTCTGAGACTGCATTAGAGATAGTCCCACTAGTTAGCGATGTTCCGGTATACGTTGCAGATACATATTCACCATCACTTCCGCCCTGTGCATTATTGCCCAGCGTGGTGCCGACAATCCCCGCAGTTGTCGATGGTGTAATCGTGCCGCTTGCCGTGATTGTTGTAGCAGTTATAGCCCCGCTCCCACCAGAATAGCAATTCGCTCCCGCAGTGTAAATAACATTACCGCTTGCGTCTTCGCATAGCGATCCTGAGATCGTACCGGATGTTGTCAGATATGGAAAGGTTACAGTCCCTTTAGTTGAAAGATCACCAGAGTCATCAAGACTAAGAATTGCAGAACTTCTGGCATTATTTTGAATTTGAAACACGCCTCCGACAGTCGCTAAAAATTTAGATGGCGTTGTTGATCCATTTCCATTCATCTGGATTTCTACGCCATAGATTCCAGTATCCGAAAGATTTAAAGTTTGCGTCGATCCGGATGTTGTCAGTGACGCCCCCGGTGCAGAACTCCCTGTAGATGTTGTTAATGTGCCTTTTACGGTTAAATCTCCAACATCATCTAGTCTTAAAATTGCCGAAGTCAGCGCGTCATTATCAATTTCAAAGCCGCCACTTCTAACTGCAAGTGTTTTAGTCGGTGTTGTAGAACCGTTCCCAGTTAGCAGGATAGCAGCACCGCTAGTTGTATCCGTAACAGATAAAGTTCTTGTTGCATTCATTGAAGTTAGAATTTCCGCTGACGATGTTCCTCCAGATGCCACCGTAAGCGTTCCTGTCGCGGTCGGACTTGCGGCCGGTAAATAATCCGAATTTGCGACTGCTGCGCTTTCCGTTGTGCCATTGCCTTTAATAATTCCGGTTACGCCTGTGGAAACCGTGATTACTGGCGTCGTCGTTGGGTTTGCTACCGTGCCGGCAAAACCATTCGCAGTCGCCACCGAGACCGTATTCACCGTTCCAGACCCGCTTAATGGCGCGCATCCTACTACGCCGGAATTGTTATACAAGCCATAGCCAGATGTGCAAGTTCCCCTGACGACATTTCCAACCGTTACTGGAACGTTAGTCAATAATGATCCATCAACTGCTGGAATTTTCGCACTGCTATTAAGTTCGAGCAGGTTGCTTGCAGACGTTCCGATAGGAACACCAGCACCAAGCAAAGTACCTGTTGTGTTATTCCAAGTTGGCACCACGCCGCTGACCGTTGTTGATGGGCCATTCACTCCACCGGCAGAATTTACGCATGTCACACCAGATGATGTGAACACACAATTATTCCCAGCCGTTCCAGGAGGGTCAGTGAAAACTTCAGATGTGTTTATAGTTCCAGTGTTGGCAAGGAACGCATTTGCGCCAGCAGCCCAGTTGCCTCTTGTAGCTGCATTGACGAAGGTCAAAATTGGGGCTTGTGACCCACCGGTAGAAATAATTCCTGCAGCTTGCGAGGAAGTTCCAGTCGTAGGCGCGGGGTTTCCACCAATATTTACATTAGTGTACCTAAAGCCATTCGCCCCTGCATTTGCTGCAACCGCTAGAACTCCATATGATACAGTGTCCAAATCAACATTTACAAACTGCCCGTACCCACATGTTGGATTTTGCGTTGTATCGCCACTATCCAATGCAGCGTGTCCGACGTAACGACCAAAAACACTGAGGTTCGTGACATTTAAACTATCTGTTCTATAACTGGCAATGGCCCGGCCTCCATTCATTACCCAAGCATCAATCGCTTGGGGCCATGTTTTACCGGCGACAATATCCCACCCTACCGTCATTATGGCATTGCTAATCTCGACAAAATCTTCAGAGTGGTCAACCTTTATATCTGTATAGAAATCACTTAACTGAACGTCAGAAATACGAATCCGCCCAGATTCGATGTCGATTCCTTGGTATCCATTGATGATAGTGATTCGATAGATGCCTTCATTCGCATACGGCCCTGACATTGTTAAAGTGAATGGGTAAGCTATTGGGGTGGACGCGGAATAAGAAACCTGATTCGGATAATAAAACATCAAGTCTTGCACCTTCGCTCCCTCGCCTGCAAGCGTAATGAAGCTGGCAGAGGTATTCGTGACTAAGAATGTCGGTGCGACGATAGTGCTTGCCGGATTATAGAAAACGTCGAAAGGGCCAGTCGATACGCCGGATAGCGTCAATCCGTCTGGGATGGTAAAAGTTCCAGTCGTATAGACTGCTCCGACGGGAACTGTAACCTTTCGTATCCCAACGCTTGAGGCCCAAGTGATCGCCGCTTGAATCGCCGCTGTGTCATCTGTTGAACCATCAACCGCCGCGCCGAATTGTTTTATTCCGATTGAATCTATTGGATGTTGCAAGTACCACCTGCCACCATCGCTGGCAACAATGATCGTACCGCCATTGTCCACGCTAGTAGTGTCGGTGGCGTTGTACCAGTATTGTCCGCCACCTCCGTCATTGGCCGCATGGTAGCCAGTTGCCTCGACTTGTTGATATGCGGTATGCAATACAGCCCGCAATGCAGAGATCGATGAAACTGCTGTAGATGTTCCAGATCCGGAATGCGAATCGACATAAGTCTGCACTGCAGAAAATGATGTATCCAATAAGTTTAATGGCTGATCTCCTGCGTTCAATGCTCCGAAATCAGTAACCCCAGGTATTGTCGAAAATGATAATGTCGATATGCACGCGATAATAAAACCAATAAGTATTTTTTTCATTTTCATTTTCCGATTGCCATCCAGTATTGCGGGATTCCGCCAGTTTCTTGCGTAAGCGAAAATTGGGAAGTTGAAAGAACCGTTCCTAGAGCTGTATTCGTTGGCGTTGTTGTTGAAGACGCCGATGTGGTTATTGAAAATAAATTATTCGGGAATGGAATAGGGAAACTATATGTGTAACTCGTATTAGCAGCAGAGGGGGTTTCCACTCCCCATTGAATAATCAATCCACTTGGGAATAGTTGGTATCCATTGACGCCAAGACTTGGTGTTCCTGATGCAAAAGATGTTGTCGCCAATTGACTTGTTGATGTGCCATTTGGCGCAGTCGGGGCCGTTGGAGTACCTAGTAAATTTGGTGAGGTTTGCAATGCGGCCACAGTTCCTGATCCTGTGGTAGAAAAAGATGTATCCCACGTTGTCCCGGTAGATTTTGCTATTCCGACGGGAGGATATCCAATCAGTACCGTTGAATCTTGCACCATCGCTTCCGCTTGGCCGGCAGTCCATAAATTCTGAATCGCATCGTAGACATTGCATGCCTGCGCTGTGGTTCCCTCCTGCGCACGGATGACGGTTAAAATATCTCCCGTCACATTCGTACACCACATGATCTCGCGCGGCTCATTTGTAGTCGCATTGAATGTCGTCACCACAAAATATTGACTACCAGTGGGATTTGGAAAAACAGACCCAGTACCAGCTGCTACTTGAATCGTTGTCTGCGTCGTATTGACGGCAACAGCAATAGTGGAGGCGGCGTTATTTTCCGCGATGAATGGCCCTAGTGACATTTTATGACCCGTCTATTGTTACGATATATTCATACATGAAAGGAAGCTCCACAGCGCCGGATTCGATTGCTTCGCGCAATAATGACGCTATGGAGATATTAAAATATGCCTCGTTATATTGCGTTGTATTGTATTGATAGGTATTGAACGCCCCGCCGGATGTCCCGCTGGAATTCGTTAAAATATTAATGTGACAAACATTGGGAGAACTGAAAGTTACGCTAATGTTGTAAGTTTGATTAACGCCTTGATCGGTTCCATTTGAACCGGTCAGCCAGCGTTGAATTCTTCGCTTCAGCCATCTGACATTAAATACTTTCCCATCTCCTTTATAAAATGCCCAGGTGATGCATCTCTGAAATACATCGTCAGTCGTTAAAACGCCACCAAGGATAGGGCGATATTGCCCATATAAACCGTTCGCAATCCAGTCCAGCAATGATCCTGATTGCTCCGTGTAAATTGGTAGATTTGCGTTAAAAAACCATGAGACATAATATTGAGTCATGGAGTTTGCCTGATCAAACCAGCAAGTTATATTGTCGTCGTCAGCGTATTCTCGATACGCATACGATGGAATTGTCTGATTAAGCATGACTACGCATTCACCACGTTAATATTTGCATTCGATATCGTGAACGATGATTCCGGATCTGCGTAGATCAAATTACCAGACGGCACGGATAAAATCCCATCGACGTAAATCTGGAATGCAAGCAATGAAATGCTGGATTCTGGAATTGATGTTGGCAATACAGAAGTGAAAGCATCCGATATTTGCAGGATATTCATCGGCTGACCGACTGCAATCGAATTTATATACGAAGCTATTGAAGGTTGGGCCAATCCGGCAATCGTTGCATTAGCCACATAATTAGGAGAAATAGATTGCCATGTAACCGTCATTGTTACTGTCTGCTGCGGAGGCAAGACATAGGTAATTTGGTATGTATCAGGAAAATCGATTATCGAGACAATCTCATTTCGCGGATTTGGCGATATTGTTCCGCCCGATATATACGGGCTATACGACGATGTGTTGACATTAGTTTCAAATGTCGTCGGACTCAAAACTGTAATGGTTAATGAGACTCCATTCAATGCCGTCATTCCAACAATATTTGTCAGTTTAATGACCGCTCCAGTAGATAGTCCATGCGCGTAATTCGTTGCCACAATCCCATTCGTTGCCTGCGTGATACCATACACCGACAACTGTGATCCGATCAATCGACTTATATCCAATCCACTGGAGAATATAGAATAAGCAACTTGATATGGATCGCCGCCGCCGCAAATAACCTCCCAAAATGCGCCTTGCTGGACAATTGAGACTAGATTTTTCTGTACTCCAGAAACTTCATACAGCAATGTTTTTAAATTCGATGCAGAGCCGCCACAAGGCGCATTCCCGGCCAACAAAACGCGCGATCTATAGCTTTCCTGTGTCTCGCCAGTTACAACTCCTGGAATACCTGCCGAAGGGTTTGATACAGTCACCGAATATGCCAATGGAACAGAAGTAACTAATTGCGTGACGGATGCAGGAGGAACCGGCCACGATCCAACTTGATTTGAAACAACATATAGTGGGAGCGATGATCCGCTTGTTCCGATTATTCCACCGCCATCGTTCGGTATGACATATTGATTTGTGCCATCTGATACAACGAAGCCGGCCGAAATGACAAATCCCGGAGTGCCGCTAAATACGACATAAACGCTTGTATTGGTGGCTTGATTTATCGGAACTCCGTAGACATTTCCAAGTTGCGTCAAAAGTGGCTCATTTGCGCCGTATGGTGTTAGTGAGTTGATCGCAGCAACGCGCGCTTGGTCACACAATGAAACTGCCCCGATAATTGTACTGGATACATCCTCAATAATTCCGCCAGGAAGAATCGTGTACCCTGGATTTACAGCGGCGACATTGTTAAATAATTGAGATGATAATGATCCAATGGATTGCGGAACTGCTCCTGCGGCAGAAATTACAACTGGAAAATTATATGTCATGTCGCTATCTGCGTTGAAATTTTTGCGCCTTGATTCGTAATTATATTTACATCATAAATCGGCGATGGATAAATCTGCGTTCTGGTAATCGAAAGAGATGAAAAATAAGGCGCGAAATATTGTTGAACCATTGCTACATAGTAGTCCGGGAGAATCTGCGTAACGATTGACCGCTGCGCCGGTATTCCATTGTTTGCGTAAATTGGAGATTCTCCGAGATTCAATTTAAGATTCTGGATTAGTGTGGTAAGCCATACCGCATCGTTCAGGCCATTTGAATCTGTCGTTACTTCAACCCATGTCTTTACGCCATATTCATCTGTTACCCTGCCCCAAGTCCTAAGCATGCTAGATTACCCCCGTTGTTAGTCTTGATCCAGCCTGCACCCCGCCATGCTCATGCAAGATAGGGGGAACCATTGATAATCAAAATACCATTGATATTCACGATCGCTCCGCCTAAATGCAAATTGCCAGTTGCCGTCATGCTTATTTCAGGAGCTGTCATCGCAATTCCACTTGGCGATAGAGTGACATTTGAATTATTTCCGCCATCCCTAAAACGTACCCCATTCGGACCATACAGACAGACAGAATCAGGATCATCTGGCGCCCCCCACCCTTTATTTCCAATCGGCAGGAAAACAAGTGCGGTTAAGTTTGCCGGTTGCGATAAATCAGCAATACCACCGCCAATTCCAGACACTCCGGCCAGCCTCGCATCTGCCGGAACCGTCACACCTTTGCAGCCCATCTGAATCGGAAGTCGAATATATTCAGTTCCATAAACAGGAATTGTCACATTGGGTAACGTGATATTCGAGTTAATCTCAAATGCCACCGTAACGATCGATCCAAAAACAGCGACTACGCTGCATGGCAATGCTTTGCCTGCACGCTGGAATGCATCATTTATCTTGTTCTGCGTAAAGCGCGTGAGTGTTTGCGCTAACGGCGTTTTTTGCGAAGCGGTCATGTTAGTGTCCGCACTGCATCGACTACAGTTACCCAGCTATTCGCATCGGATTGCCGGAAATTTCCCACATGACGAATGGCGATAATCTGAAATTTCCCTTGGAAAATAGAGGCTTGCTTATAGCCGCTTTTTGTCGATGTTATGCTCGATATCGTTGGCGCGTTTTTCGGAGGTATCGGCATGGTCACGTAATATCCTCCCGCTAAATTAGACCGCATCACAGTTCTGAATTGAACTGTATCGACCTGTATCCATGTCGGCTGACCAATCAAATCTTGCAGTAATATTGCTATCGGAGTATTGGGAACTGTGCCGTCATAAACGGATACAGAATTCCCCTTTATCGATATATTCACTCCGAGATAATTCGCATCGCCCTTTAAAATGTGCTTGCTGATCTCGCGCACATAAGCGCCGAATTGCTGCAAATTTCCAGCGAAGCCAGGCTCATCTTGATTCAATACTAGATTTTTGCTGATGCTTATATCGCACATCAATGCCGGGAATGCTGTAGCAAATGTATTTTCAATCATCGCCGATAATTGCATTCCAGCCGGCCATGTCCAACTTATATTTTTTGGATTATCTGCCGTTCCGGAGGCGGTATTAACGACGAATTCAATCGATCTTTCAACCCCTACCGCGTTGCCAAATGCCTGCCTGATATCGCCCTTTAAAACCAATCCGTATTGCGATGGATCTGCAAGTGGCAGTCCTTTTGCCATGCCTGCATATACTTCAATTGTGTTTGTCGCTACCCCTGTATTGGTAGGATTAAGATCGAATGATTGCCCGATAGTCTCAAGAGATACGCCCCAAATCCTGATGATCGCTCCACTGTCTGTTATTGCGTTCAGGTTATAAAGCGGAACATCTAATTCAATATTTAACGCGCCAAGCATCGTATTTCCGCTTGCATCAAAACTTGAATATGTTGTTACGTTCCCGCTGGCTATATTCGTTATCAGGATTGTGTACGCCCTCATCCTGTCACCCATGTGACATTCTGGCTAGAATTATTCTGCCATTGAACTGGTCCTAGCGAATTATTTACCCATGTAACGACATTCGTCGGTGTTGCGCTAGCCTGATTCGATATCGCTGATTCGCCAGATGAATTTACCGCCGTCACTACCGCGTAATATGTTTCTCCATTCGTCAATCCGGCGAGAGAGTATGAATTACCAGTTATGTTGACTATCTGCGTTCCGTTCTCACCTTGCCCTGCCGTCAATGCCCAGTACAAATTAAACGATGTCGCAAGGTTGCTATTTGTCCACGTGAAATTGATTGCTGAATTACCGGCAGCAGCAGTCAATACAACCGGATTCGGTATGGCCTCCAGCGTTGCATTTGGAGAGCCAACCATCGGAACCGATAATATTAAAATTTGCGATGTATTATAGATATTTATATAGTATCGCTCATCAAAAAGATTCCATGTCAATATGACGATGTATTGCACGCCGTCAAGTGTTGCCTGAAACTGCTGATTCGATGTTAAGGACGATGTGAATGGAACATAAATAGTCTGATTGACGCCAATCGGATCAATAATTTCAAACTGATTATTTTCGATTCTCCATACTAACTGAGTAGTGAAATATCCATTTGTCAGCGAAATGTTGTATGCCGAACTCATGCCGTCTGCCCGATCTGTGCATTCACGCTAGTTGTCGATGCGGCGATTAAACTATTCGAGGATGTGATCGGGCTGATAATAGGGCCTGATAGCGTATTTCCATTTGTCGCGGTTGACCCGCTTGACCAGGCCGGCGTAATTCCTGGGACTGTTCCGGGAGGTAATTGATTCGCCATAATTGAAAGCAACGAATTATAAGTCGTCTGCTGTTGCGATAAAGCCAGCAAAGGCTGCACAAAATCAAATTGCCAATGAATTCCCGTTAATTTATTTTCTCCGCTCGTAATATCCCGTACGCCAAGCAGGATGCAATTCGGATAAATCTGCGATGGAGTCGCCACCACGTAATACCCGCCAAGTGAGGTATGCTGTGCAAATGCCTGCTGTAGGGCCGTAAGGACGTTCAAATGTGCGGCGATATCCCCGCTATTGCGTGGCGGACAAATCATTTCCAAAGAGATCGTTAGCGGCTGCGCGATGATCGCATTTGCCGCCACCGTCTGATTTGCAAATGGATACTGGCCGATCTGATTGTTGACAAGAGTGCTTCCCGGAATAACTTTGAACCTAGCAAAATACTCGTCTAGATCAATATCGGCAGCTCCTTGCAAAAGCCCTTGATTGTAATCAGCCGATTGCGTGATCGCAATAATGGGAAGCATTTTCCCTGTTATGGTTTCAGCTATGCCATTGCAAAATATAATCGGACTTATTTCAAATCCGAGTTGATATTCTAAACGGCTCATTGCGGGTTCATGCCATTGACTGTGCGGAACATGTCGCCACCGGTATTATTGTAGATATTCACGGCAATTGGAGGCAGGGTCTTGGCGACATAATTTCGAGTTTCCGCTGGCATACGGCCTTTGTCGAAATTTCCAGGACCTTCGTTATATGCAGCCAGTGCTTTCGACATATCGCCATGATACTTTTTAAGCAAGTCTCGTATATATTTTGCCGCCGCAGTAGCAGACTTCATTTCATCGAATACATCATTTCCTTGCAGTCCATACTGCGATGCCGTAGGGTCCATGAATTGAAATGGGCCTTTTGCTCCTTTAGAGCTGATCGAATTCAACTTACCGCGAGATTCTGTATGCTCTATCGATGAAAGCGTTCCTTTTGGCAATCCGAATTGTGATTCAATCGCAGACAATTTATTGCTGGATGCTGATTTTATTAAACCAGATGATTCTTGTTTTGTTTTTGGTCCTAGAAACTTTTTAACGGCGATGGCGCCTAAAATTAAATCAGTTTCAACCTTCTTAATTATCGGATTCGATATTTTTGCCAATACCGGTATTACTTTCGCCAAACCATCGATCAATACTGTCTCGATTTGTACTTTTGCTACCGATAATGAATCGGAAATATCTTGCCATTTCCGTTGCGTATCATCTGACAATTGCAATTCTTTTGCGCGAGCAGAATTATTTTTTTCAAGTCCATCTAGCTCTTCTTTGCTAAACATTGATAGACGCTGAAGTTCATCGTAACTAAGAATATCGAGTGCGCCACGCGCTTCCAATATCTGCCGATTACCTTTTGTGTCCAAAAATAACTGTCGCATACTTTTCAATAACGGCGGCAAAACTTGTGATGCATTTTTATCTGTTGAATATTGGCTTGATGCCATTCCGGCTAATCCAAATTTATATGCCTGAGTCGCATCATGCTGCATGACATTGATACGGCCAAGCAATGAATCAACGTCAATTATGCGTCCATAACTAATCTTTTCGGCCTCATGCTCACCGGTAGATATACCAAGTCCTTGCGCGCTCCTGCGACCCTCTCCTGCGGTTACGGCAAGCCTATCGAATAGCAATGCAGTTCCTGCCAGTCCGCCGGCAAACAAACCGCCAAGCCCAGCCCATTTTGCCAATCCTAATGTAGTTTCTTTTATCGACTTGGCAATCTTGATTGTGCTGCTTTCAACGCCACCCATAGCCTTGCCTGATCCTAATGCCTGCTTGCGTAAAGCATCTTGACGTTTCACGGCGGAACTAAGATTTTCATCTGTCCGCTTCGCTGCATCGTCAATTTTCTTAAATGGATTAGATGATGCAGCTATTTCCTTATTCATCTTTGCCCATGTTGCGGGCATTTGTCCTAGCGCAGTTTCATATTTTTTGAAGAGATCGGTAAAGGCTTTGAATGCCTCATCTTTGACATCGACCTCAAGTATGCTCTTGACTGCCATTTTCAATCCTTAAAATTTCAAATTTCTAATGGCCTGCGTTAGCGCGCGATGACGAAATTCATACGATGTGTCATATGGAAAATCACGATCAAACCCAGCGAATACTTTTCCGAATCCCTCGTTTGCAATCCAGTCTAACCCGGTACTGACGACTGTTTCACCATCTGCGATGAAGTTTCTAGCGCTGTCGATTTCGGCAAGGAATTGCAAAATTCCGAACAGTTCAATAAGGTAACTTGCGTATCCCAAGCCTTCCCCATCGCCGTCAGCAGTGGCGCGATCTCGTGCTTCTTGTGAATGTGCGAGACGCACGTAAAAAAAACGATGTATCCTTCCGCCTCCTCTACATCCGATTCGTCAATATGACCTTGTTTAATGGCTTCCAATACAGGAATTGACTGCCATCCTTGCGCCGTTGGAATGACGATATTAGATAGACGCCTGATCTCTTCCATCAAGCCATTTTTAACGCCGAACTGGCCGCCCCATGTCGTACCGGAACCCTTCCAGTCTACAGGATGATCAATAGGATCATTTTCCTTGGCGATAGATTCAAGCGTCAATGCAGCAACACTTGGGCCAGTGCCTTGACTTATGCCCTCGGCATACATGGTATTCAGCGTTTTCGCCAGTACCATAAAATACTGCTTGAATGTCTCGCGCAGAATTGGACGACTATGCAGATACAGCGTGCCAACGTCCGAAATTATCGGAACCACCAAGTTCAAGGATTTGGAGATTTTCATTATAACCAAAGTGAATTATTGATTTGGTAGTACCCGCCCAATACCAAAGTAAAGTCAGCTTTGGTGCCGTTCAATAGCAATTCTTCGACGTTCTTGATTGACCCGTTAGAAATTGTCAGCGATGGGAACACCGATGAATCGGTATAGAGCGTGTATCCGCCAACCACCGATGAGTTTTGCAGGAATTGCAGCCAAGTTGCCGACAATGACTGACTTTTCAAAATATGCAGCCGAACACTGACTTTGATATACGGCTCCGGGGATAAAACAATTCCAGATGCAGTTTCGATCTCATTTGTCGCTTGACCCTCAAATGCAATCGAACTTTGATCTTTATCGAGAAACGATGGAGTTATGTTGAGTTGCGGATTATCGGGAAAATTGATGCCGTTGAGCAGCCGATTTAATACGCCTTGCGGGATTTGCGGATTTGACATGATGTGTTATCCCTAAACTTGATTTGAAACACTGATATTGAACATGATCGTCGCAAACCCGCGCGCCGGCGTATAGGCGCATACCAGTCCGCCGTAATTTCCGATTGAATATGTTGATGGATTCAATGCAACCCATGAAGCAAAAGGAACGGCATTGACCAATACTCCTAGCGGCGCAGTTCCGCTTTGAATCAGTGCGGTGAATGCGGATGCGGTCAATTGATAGACGGTTACAGGGCCAAGAGCAAGACCATATGATACGCCCTGATTAACTGTTTTGGTCGCTACGCCCTCAAGCGAATTAATACCTTGCTGATTGTAATAAAGCGGCGCAAGCGGATTATTTGATCCGTTTATTACGGCGGCAGATACACTTTGATTTAAATTGATTTGCATCCAGTCAATCGAATACCAATAATTTAATGGATTGCCATCGCACTGTGTTCCTAGTGAAATCAAAGCATTGCTTATCCCGCCTTCGGCCCCAGTTCCGATCCAATCGAGATTAGCCGCCGTCCATGTTGTTTGCTGCGTTGTAGTTGCTGGATATGGTGTTACGCCATATACAAACGCATATTGAAGTGGAGTGACTGGATTTGCCGAGCTTGGACTATATTTCAGTTGATTCCAAAAACGTGCCGCCATTGAAAATTCAGTTTCTGGAATTCCCGGCGCTTCGATCAACATGCCAACTGCCTTTTGCAATGCTGTAAAGCTCGTATAAGTTCCAGTCGTTGCCGTCACGCAAAAATATTGCTTTGCCGTTGTCGAATTATATTGCAAGCAAAGTGATACGAATGTGCTTTGAGCATCCCATCCTCGCGGGATAAGATAAGCATAATACTCAAGCGGGTTAGCGCTAAGCAAAGATGCGAATTCAGCAATATTTGCTACTATGGTTCCATGCCCAACTTCAAGCACATACACGCCAAGGCTAGATCCTTGCGCAAAGAACGTGGTCGCCATTGCCAGCAATTCACTAACGTCAGCATCGGTCGCTACAGCGGTTCCAGTGGCTGGCGTGGTAAGCGTCGATGCTTGGGCGTAGGTGAATGATTCCGCGTCCGTCACAGTCGCATTGTAGGTGCCGTTATATCCGACATAACCAGTACCGACGAACCCGGCTATCGTTACAGAATCACCAGTAGAAAACCCATGCGCAGTTGCAGTCGTAACCGTAACAACACCAGCGGCCCACGTGGTCGATCCCGCTACAATTGAAATTGCGCCGGCCAGATATGACGTTAAATCGGATAATTGCGTAAGCAAAATATCCGATCCAGCCACTAAACTTGTTCCCCCGCAAGATACGAGAGTGCCGGTTTTTTGCAGCTTATTCGGCGTCGATCCTACTTGCTGGGTAACATTTACAGTTACGATAGGCATGAGATATTCCTCTTAGGTATAAGATACCGATATGACTTGCGCCGCACCAGGTGTAATCGTGATGCCGACTGCGCAAGGCCAATCCAACGAGATCACGCCGACTGCGGCTGGAATTGCAGCAATCAGGTTAGCTGCTGCTGCTGCTCCGGTAGTAATACAGTCATTGGCAGTGCCTGCCGCGCCGGCAGTAGTGACGGAAATTTTTACAAGTCGTCCGGGCGTAGCTTTTACCACTGTGGCGGCGGTGATATTCAGAACTGATTTTGCTCCGGTCGCCGTGAACAAATCACCTGTTGCATCGACATTAAGCGGCACTAAATTATTGGAAGGATTCTTTGCGAATACTTCGCCAACTGGAATTTGAGGCATATTGATTCCTTAAATAAAAATCCGCACAATGCGGATAGGTTGATAAATTTAAACTGGCTGATCGAAATCTATTCCTGGCTGATCCCAATCAATATTCCCCTCATCCCATGAATGAGCGGTAAGAATGAATTGCGGAATGCACTGTAAAATATATTGTCTTGACAGGTCTTTTATTGCCGACTGGTTATAACTTATTTCATATTCGATTATTTTCTTTTGTGCAATAACGCCTACTTCAGTTTGAACTCTTTTTGCATCGCGCATAACGGGGGAGTTCATCATCCCGATCAATCCTGTATTTATAGAAAATTGATTGACGTAATCCTGAAAATCCAATGCGTCTGAATTTCTCACGCCGTATAGCGTAATCCGCACCCTATCCTTGCATAGCTGAAAATGTGATGCTTCAATGCCTATCGTCGGCGCTGCTGCCAATCCATCTGTATCCCCATCGCCAATATGCACAGACGCATAAGGAGGTTCCGCATCCTGCGGAATCAAAAATGACGGATAAATCTGAAATGTCGGCGCATCCAATCCAAATACTGAAGATTCCGGAAGAGTTAACCAAATAGGCAGGCTATTCGATACAACCTGATCATCCAAATCAAGATCGTCTATATTGTCGATAATCTGTTCGGCCAATGCTGGATAAACAGCATCCCCTGAATAATGATAAAGATCGGCGCGCTTGTAAAAATTGTCCTGATTCGAGAATGCAAACTTTATATTTCCAACCTCGGCGATATACATCAAATTCGGAGCAACTTTGTTGAAATTCTCAATCGGCTGCTCAGCGGTAAAAGTCACGCGATTTATGCCGATTGTTTCATCTTCCCGCTGCTCCAATCGCTTTGCGATGTGCAATGATCCGATTGCTTCAATTGCTATTCCGGTATTAAGCCAGAATATCCAACCATCTGCCGGCAGGACTTGCCGTACATATTCGATAAATGTAACCGTCTGATTTTGTGATAAGACGTTGATGCCTTGCGCAAGGCCAGCAGCTAATTCTCCGTCTGCGTACTCACTTTCAAATACGCTGCTCATTCAATCCACGCGGTCATTGATTTTTGATAATCTCCGGTATCAATAAACGAAGGACGCCGTGGCCCTTTATTTAATTTAAACCGTTTGCTAACGCCATCTAATGCGGCCTGAGTGGGAACTCCGTCAGCGCCTGTCTGCGTAATTTCCTCTTTATCCAAATACTGAAATTTGAATAACTGCTCGATTGAATTTGTCGCATCGCCGAATGCGTTATTGCTTGCTGGAGCGCCTTGCATCATGCTTTCAATCGCCCCGGCCAATGAATTTTCAAGCATTCCAGCAATCTCACGTTGATGGAGATCATAAAATCCTTCCATCACATGATATTTATCTTCCAGCCATCCAGCCACATCACCAGTCGTTTGCTGGCCAGTCGCAATTTTTACAGGCTTATTTTTCCTACCTTTTTTGGGAATCGGTACTTTATTGTTTTCTGTGCGCTGATACGATATATCGTACACGCCAAACACTAATTTCACGATAAACCCCAGATCGTTCCATATTGACCGGCTATCTGCAAATAACGCCGACCGAAAGGGGTTTTAAGTTGTTGCAAATTAGCCAGTGTCAATCCCTTCAATTGCTCGGGAACATTCAATGATTCAGATGTCGCAACATCTTCACTCGATTCTATTGTGCCGCCGACAAATGAATTTATCCCAAACTGCTTGCGAGCCACGGAAAAGAATATTTCCGATGCCTTCCCACCTCCAACATAAGCCCCTGGATTGCTCGTAATAGGATAGGTAAATGTGTTTGCTCCAGTTACCGCGATTTGAACCGGTTGCGGGCTTCCTGCTGGGCCTGCTTGACTGTTATATGTCTGCGGATTGATTCCGGACATCATAATCATGTCGCCCGTTGCAAAACTGAAATCTGCCGCAGTGGTAACAGTTGCAACGCCAGAAGACCATGTAATTCCGCTAATCATTACATTTTGATCATTGGCGAAATTGATTAAATTGTCGCCGGCTAGGTTATATACAGCCAAGTCATACAAACTCGGCCCTTCGTATGTTTGCGATGGTACGCATACTTTTTTGATTGCCGGATTAACGATGTCCTGCGCTATTGCAAGCGCCATAGGAATAACGGGAGAATCAATAGGCAATGCGCTCACCGGTATCTGCATTTGATACATTATGAAGTCCAGAAAACCGGCGAGCGTAACCATGCCTATCCTTCCTTGCGTGGACGGCCACGACTGCGCGATGCTGGATTTTCAACGGTGATTGTTTCGTTGACTTGCGTATCGACGCCTTTTTGTGCCTGTTCAACAATGCCGACTTCAAAGTTCTGAAGCGTTGCGTCTGAATTTTGCGCCGATCTATTCAGAATATCGTCCATCGCAAGTGTGGCGATTTTTCGATGCTCCTGCGAGGCGTGCGCCATTACCTCATCATTATGATCGAATGTCGTTTGCAGGCGATCCAACGTAATCGGCTTATCGTACTGATAGCATAGGCCGACAAATTCCTTGCTGCGATCGATCTCGCTAACTGGAATTAAGCCATAAATCTTATGCTGGTCTACAATATATTCGTGATCTTGACGAGTGCCTTTCTCGAATACGGATTCCTGTCCACCATGACGAATAACGGTAGTGAAATACTTCTTATTTTCACCAACCCAATAATTAAACTCGAATGTTTGCTTCGAGCAATTTCCAATATATAAAGCCATTTGATTCCCTTTTCAAAATCCCTGAAAGGAGGGCGAGAAAACGAGCAGGGAAACTCGCTTATCAGCCGCGCTGGCCTATTCTCGCCGCAAGTGTTACAACAACGTGAAGATTAACGTGAAGATTAGAAGCTGGCACTGATTACCGTCAGAACTTCAGGACGGACAGACCAGCCCGGAGTAGTGCGCAACTCAGATACCACGTCAACAGCACCGGCAGGTAATGGCGCAACAATTTCACGGGGAGCGGCCATATCCATATACATCAAGTTGCACGCATCGAGACCTGGAGTCAGTTTTGCGAACTCATTGGTATTGATGCCTTCCATCGACGGCTTCTTGATTTCTGGAATGGTGATGATAATGACATCTGTACCGCCTACTCCCTTCCCGATCAGTGTATCGTCGGCTCCCCATGTGATATCGTCATCGTTCCATCCCAGCACATCATCGACAAGACCGCGCGTCGATTTAGATCCAGCGCCTTCGCGTTGAAATTGCGTCAGTTGCACAATGCCCTGATAGCTTATTTGCGCAAGAATACGCTGCGTAGTCAACACGGAGATTTTCGCCGACATACCGATTTGCATCGTGCGAACCTTGATTGCGCTGATTTGCTGCAACAAGAAAAAGGCAAGCTGGCCGTTATCGTATGTGCTGATGGTCGTATTGCCGTTCGAGTCGGCCGGCAAGCTTGTTGCTGTTGCGCCATTGGTATTCAACAGGCCTTCGCCGCCGATAGGATTAAATCCGTAAAGCAATCCATTCCGTAGTTGCTGGAAAATGCCTTGACGCATTGCCAAGCGCTGACCTTCGACAATCGATGCCCCGGTACGCCCGAAAGCAGCAGTATCGTGATGATCATATTCAGCGCGGGTGCGGATCAGATACGTCGGTGTGCTGATTTCATTGTATGTGATCGTGCAGGACGGCAGACTGTTGTACGCGGCCTGCCCGACCGATACCTCGGAGCGGACATCGTAGCGCTTGATGTAGACAGCCAAATCTTCAGCGCCCAATCGCACTTGCGGTTTGCCATCGTATAAAGTTTCGAATGCGCCGGAAGCCTGCTGATATTGCAGCAGGATTTCTGGAACAACGTAGTTCGGGTGAACACGTAATACAGTGGGCATAACGTTAGCCATGATTTTTCCTTTAGATTAAAATGATGGCCGCCGAACCGGTGCCGTTATAACCAACCGCGCCCGTAACGGCGTTGTAAGTCACGATTTTTGAATTGCCGATGTTGAAGTTTATGACACGCACGTTCAATGCGCCAGTGCCGGCATTCAATACCAAAGTACCAGTCAGTGCGCCAGTTGCGATTGCGGCGGATGCTGCTGCCACTTGGAATGAGAAGTGCTGATTATCGATAAATGACGTTACGACCTGATCGCCATTGACCAATGCAGCGCCGGTACCTGTTACGCCGCCGATATTGATGTTATCGCCAACCGCGCCGACCAAAGTAGCGACTGCAGCCACAACGGCAAAGGTGTAAAGGCCAGTGCTGGCTGAATAACTGGATGTGATCGATGTCAGCGAATAGGTTGCCGTCGATGCATCGTAGGGCTGCAAGCATTGATTGTTGATATCCCACGATACCGGTTGAGTGACGATATTTCCGCCAAGAGATGCGAGCGAATTATCCATTGCAACCGCAATGCGTGCGCCAGAGCCGAGACGAAAGAATGGGATGCCCATTCCAAGACCAGCAGACGGCGCTGGAGATTGCGGAGTGATAATCCAGTTGTATGCCTGATTGAATACCGAAAACCCGGTAATATTCGCATTGCTGGTCGCGCGCCCGATAGTGCCGCCGGTTGTGCCGTCAGTCGTCGAGCCTGGAATGTACTCGCTAATTGCTACGCCTCCCCACATTGGGTATGTTTCGATCGATGCTAATGTGCCGCCAGCCAATGAATTGCGAATTGCCGGATCATCGAGCATGGTTCCTTGGACGTAGCCTTCCGACTGAACTGAAAAGCTGCCTGCCGCATTGCTGGTCGCAAACGGGTAAAACGGTGGATTTTGAAATGCCATGATTAGCTCCTGTTAGGTTAGGATTTTTTCTGAACAATACGGCCTTGCAACCGTGGCGTCTTATAGTGCTGCATCCATGCATCTGGATCACCGTAGAACTCACTGACCTCATGGCCGCCGCGCTGACGTTTTGCAACTTCGCGCAATGTTCCAGCAGCAAGACCAACTGGATGTATCGCCGCATCGGATGCATCGGCATATATTTTTGCTTCAGCGATATCGAATACCGGAGCAGGAAGGGAAGCGAGATTGATGCCCTTCCATTGGCTGGAGTGATCGCTCATCTTGCCAGCCAGGCGGACGCGATAAGCCATCAGGGTTTCGCCATTTAACCGACGCGGGGCTGAATCACCATGCGCCGAATAAACACTGTCGGCGCGCGCTTGTGCATCGGCGATTTTCGCGTAATCTGCATCAGATACGTTCTGACCGGCGATGTTGGCCTCCAGGTCAGCGATGCGCTTACGTGTTTCCTCTGCATCGGCGCGAGTCTTTTCTTCCTTTTCCTTCTCTTCGGAATCGGCCTTGGCCTTTGCTTCAGCGGACCTATTTTCCACTTCTTCGGAATCGGCTTTCTTTTTATCAGCCGCCGTCAAAGTCGGCGCCGGCATATCCTTTTCGATAGCATCCATGCGCTTGGTCAGTCCACCGATTGAATCCATTAATGCATCCCAACGTTTTGTTTCTGCATCGGCTTTGACCTTTGCCTCCTCGGCATCAGCCTTTACTTTCGCCTCGGACAGTTCTTTTTCCTGCGCTTCAGCATCAGCTTTAGCTTTAGCCTTGAGTTCTGCTTCGTTCATAATTTCCTCTTGAAGTTGATTAGTTGACACGCCAGATGGCGGACCACCTTTATCCCACACGCCCGCAATGCAAATAGCAATGTGGTCGAGTAGGCTTGGCTTGCCCTCGATTAGGAGGACTGTACCATCATCCAGCGTGACAGTGCTGTTTGCTGCTGGATCCTTAAATACAACAGTCGGAGATGTCGATAGCTGATATTTCGCCATGATCTCCGCTGCCGTAGCATCGTACACTTTTGCAATCCCCCATACTTCGTTTCCTTGAAGATATGGCAGGAAAATAGAACCGATTGTGCGGTCCGTAAATTCTTCGCTGGTTAGTGATGCGCCTTTGGGATGTTCGGATATGACCTGAAGCCCATTGCATCGCGCCAGAAATTCATCGTTGAGACAATTTTCTGGATTGCGGAAAACAAACTCTTTGTGTTCCGATCGGTACGAAACACCGGTTCCAGTAATCCGAATGGCGAATAATGAAACATTCATGTACCGCTGTGGACTAGAGATATATCCATTCGACATTGCGCGAGCTATATCCAGCTCGTTCATTTTTCGTATATCAATCATGTCCAATGCTGCACTATCCAGAATCAACTTCACTCCTGGATGTAATGGCTCTGGATATTTTCCGGATTCAAACCATCCTGCCTCGGTATGCTCATCAGACAAAACCGGTTCAAACTCCTGCGCACTCTTGCCAAATGTCGTAAAGTTAATATCGCCATTTGCCGTATATGCGATGTTCTGGATGTTGCCTGGTACTTGGTATCCGGTCTCTTCCAATGTCTCGCGTAGGGCCGTTTGCTCTGTGCCCTCGCCCATTTCCGCATGGCCGCCAGGGAAGCACCAATGACCAGGATAATCGCCGCCGTCGCCACGCTTCAGTAATAACACCTTGCCATTCGACATTAGGGCGATGCCGGCGGCGTCTTTGGGAGTGGGCATATCTGAATCAGCGCGGCTCTTCCCTGCATTCTTGTAAGCGATAGCCTCTGCTTGTTTCGGCTCATGCCCGGCTTTGATTAGCTCTGCTATGTTCACAGAAATTACGGCTTGCGACGTTCCGGCTTCGAGTGGCATTTATTTTTGTCCAATAAAAAAGCCGCTCGAAAGTGGCTTGATGTACGGTTTTGTTAGGTTAATTTATTCTTGTTTCTGCCAGCGCGTTTGCGCCTTTGACCGTCAGCATGTCGGATGGTAAATTCCGCAGCGCGTATATGAACCTGATTGAACACCGACAAAATATTTCTTCTCCTGGTGCCGTCATTTCATCGGTATAGCCTGCGCCTTTGTTCATCAACCCCTTATCAATTGCCCAATTCCCGCGAATTGCGTAATATTTCCCATCGCGTTCCTTATGTTTGACCCGAGCGTTATACCCGCTTTGCCGAAAATGAGAATGCCATTCTCCAGCTATCGCCCCGCCATCAACCGCGATAATTTCATTTAATGATGAAACTAATTTGTGACTTTGATCAATGAGCGTTCGGCGCACTTCATACGGTTGCGCTGAAAACGATTTCTTTATATTAGCTTTAACCGCCATCATATCGACTGCGCGACTTCCGCCGACAGGTATCGATGATGCCCACCCGCTAAACCGCTGCGCAGTCTGCATAATCATCTGATCACGGTTCAATTTGATAAGTTGTGCGCTTGCCATAATTCGGCGATCCAATTCGCTGCGCAATCTTGGCGATAACCGTTCGACCGTGAATCGCGCCATCCCTTTGTGATACCGCAGGATCCCGCCGCGCACAATCATTTTCGTGTATATGCCGGTGAGAAACTTACTCAATTCGAATTGCAGCGCGTGTTCTGGAATCAGTGAATCATGAGCGGCCTGCTTTATTGATTCTATCCATTTATCCACGCGCTGCTGACTATCGAAACCATGTGATGCGATATCCTTGACGGCGGCAGTTAAAGTTTCATGGAAATTTTCCACAATCTACCGTAGTCTCCGAGCCGTCGCCCGAACTGAATCAGCAAATGGTCGCGGCTCTGCCGGTTCCTGCATCGGTTCTGGTGGAACGTAATCGCGCAACGAATCAAAATCCAATACTAGCGGGTGATTAAACAAACTTTCGCGCTCACTGATATTGGATTCAAACCACTGATATAAATTGATCTTGTTATCCGGATCAAGTTGTGGAAGTAATACTTGAACAATCGCGATAGCCGCCTTGAGCTTGACATCATCTTGCCTGGATTTCTCGCTTTCCGGCTCTTCGATTAGATTCGGCCATGATGCCTTAAACGCATTCTTCCAATCGTAAAATGCTTGTGTATATCCGATATCCTTGAAGGCCGGGAATTCATTTTGCACGGTCTTGTAAAACTCCTGATTCCAAGCTCTATGCATAACGATAGGATCAAAAAAATCGTACAACGGCTGCATTTCAATCCGAATGCCATTGATATATCGGACAATATCCTTTGCATCCTCCGTGCCTTCACCAAAACCCTCAGCGAAGCTTTCTGAATTCAGCAATTTGGCCGGCATTTTCGATGCTGCGGCAATGTTTTCCAGAATATTCTTTCTTGCTACCTTCATCGCTGTATCGGTATTCTGCATGTTGAGAGTTTCAATATCCTCATCAACACCGATGCCGATCACATTCGTTGTTTTTGCCTCTTTCAGCAAATTCCGTTTTATTCCCTGGAATATCTGCATTGTACGGTCAACTACAGATCCGGATTGCTTCATTTTAGCGACCAGCACACCCGCTTTTTTCGTCACAAGATCATCCGTGATCATCGATTGAACGAACGATTTCAGTGGATACAATGCGCGCTGATAGACCGACCGACCTACAAATCCAAATGCTGAATTTGTATATGCAATATAAATCGGATTCTCGTTCATTATCGTGCATGAACGGGTCCGATGATATTGTTGACCCGCTACTGTGATCGATTCTTGTTTCTGAAAATCTGGGGAATTTGGGTCTTGATTCAGCACCAGACTGCCGGCAGTATTCAGCGGGTCAAGATCGTTGAAGTAGATCTTTAGATCGGCCAAATCTTTTGGGGCAATCGGTTTATCTGTCGGAACTCCCACCGCGCCGTAAATGATTGATGCCACGCCGTAAATACGGCTCATTACCTTTATATTGCCGATATGCTTATCGACCTGTAGATCATTCCACTCGCGCCAGAATGCATCGATAATCATCTTTTCCGGCGATCCTGGCACGGTAATTTCGCGGCGCTGACTCATTGCCATCGATACAGGCAATTCTGCCATTTTTGCACCAAGCGGATGAAATAAATATATCTGCTTTGCGGCCTGATAGCTCATTTCATCGCCAGGCCGCATATCATCTGCCATTAATAACTCAGACAGGGCGTTTCCCACGCATGAGCCATTTAATGATATTTCAGACATTTTTAGAATCCATCAGGGCCATTTAATCCAATAATTATGGAATACGTAAAACAGTCACTTAAATCGTCAGCGCGCTTTGCCGCGTCCTTGTCGCCAATTCGATAACCAGTAACTTGCGAAAGCATATGATTCCTGCTATGCCCTTTAAATTCCACCGTTTTTTCAAATGCCGGTTGACTGATTTTTACCTCACCACGATAAACGGGACCAGAAGCTCCGATCGCCCTTCCATCTTTACCGATTGCGGTGATATCGCCCTCTATCGCACGCGCCGGCCATCCCATGCGCAAAGAATGTTGATTGAGCGTGATTCCACTGCCCTTATCCTCGATCCATGCGCCAGCAGAACCGAGTCGCGCCTTAGTCAATTTGGCGAAATACTCCAATTGAGTGAACACATTCGGCAACCATGTAATCAATAAATCAGAATTGATCTGAACAATATCCCAATCCAAAATAACCAATTTGTGCCCGTGATATTTGGAGATTGCACAGTAAATTACTGCCGTACCATCATTACCGGATCCGTCTTTCATTGCAGAATCAATAACCGCAAACACATAATCACAACCAATTGGAATCTGTACGCCTTGCCCATTGATTGTTAAACTATCAATAGAGAAAAACGCTACTCCAGACCAATCAACGAATTTTGCTAAATATTCTTGTTGGAAAACTAACGGGTGATTATTTAGTCGCTCTTTTTCCAATTCATCAGCAGGCACATACGGATTGCTGCTAGTCGGAGCATAAAATTCCGCGAATCCCAACTCTTTGTTATTGCAACAATTCCAGAAAAAATTTTCAGGATCCTCACCATTTGGCGTGCTGAATACCCATGCGATCCCGCGCGTCGTCAATAATGTCGGTTTAATGGATTTATTCCATATATCCAGCATTTGACCGTTTTTTGTAAATGCAGCCTCATCAATCAGGACGACATCATATTCACGTCCTCGGCCAGCCAGTGGGTTATCATCAAGTACCCAAAAATCTAATTTTGATTTTGTTTTGGGCCTCATCCTTCCGCGCGTACTGTTTATTGTCCCCTTGACTGGCTCAAGTATGTCGCGCAATTCATCGAATGGTTCCGCAAGTTGATCAGATCTTGGCGTGAATACCCCGACATTTTCGCCGCGGGATGCAAAATTCGCTGCAATGGAAACCAATAATTTCGTTTTCCCCCATCGGCGACCACATCGTACTACATTAAGTCTTGTGCGATTTGCAATTATTTCATCCTGACCAATATGCAAAACCGGCAATTCTAATGATGCCTTCATTTCCCAATCACAGTGCCGTTGATTGTTATTTCCAATTTCTGAGGCTCATTATTATCTGAATCTGCCGAAATATTCCATCCTTGCATATCGCTAATCTGTTTTATGGCCTGCAACGGCGAGTGTGTTTTTATTTTTAATCCGTCTTTTCCGGTAGACAATTCAGATATTGCAGCGATCTTTATTTGATCCTGCTCGACAGAATCTTTGATTGACCAAAGAGATTGTTTTATCAACCTACCGCCAATATCAACTTCATATGATCCGAATTCGACTAAATCCGATAACGATGTACGGGCAAGCGCCGAAAGACGCTCTAATGCCTCCTCCCGCTTCAATATCGTGTCTTTAACCGCTATGGAACGCATTAAATCGATATAAGCTTTCACGCTAGGGTTAGCTAGGATTTCAGTTACCCCAGCTCGGATTGCGCTTTCCGAGTTCGCCTTTCCTTTCGATGCTCTATAAGCATTGGCGGCATTCATGCCCTTTAATGTATTTGTTGCAATTTCTTTTTGCAACGGCGTCAATGCGCTAAATAATTTTTCCTCTTCGTTTTGCATTGTTTATGTATCCTGTATTTATTTTAACTATCGAACTCCTGAGATATTTTTGGGAATTATATACATAACTACCTCGGTTAAATTTAATTGAAAAACATCTCAAAATGTACTTGACTCCCTCAAATCAGCACTTTCGATCTATTTAAGATGTTCCCCGATCAAGAATCGGCGCGGCTCTATCTCGAAAAACGCCTTTGGCCTAACGGTTGCCGCTGTCCAGTATGCGGCATTGGCGACCGCGTGACGGCGCGCAAAAATGGTTTCTACCGCTGCAACCAATGTAGAGAGGATTTCACCGTTCGCACTGGAACGATTTTTGAACGTTCGCACGTTCCTCTACATAAATGGCTTTACGCGATGTACCTGGTCACCACGGCACGTAAGGGCATTTCATCATTACAACTGAGCAAGGAAATAGACGTTACGCAAAAATCTGCATGGTTCATGCTACAGCGTATTCGTGAAGCCTGTGGCACTGATCCAACGATTTTAAGTGGAGTTGTCGAAGTCGATGAAACCTACATCGGCGGCAAAGAATCCAGCAAGCACGAATCGAAAAAGCTAAAGGCTGGCCGTGGCGCTGTCGGCAAGACCGCCGTCATGGGCATGCGTGAGCGCGGCGGTAGAGTCAATGCCGTTGATCTGATTGCAGATAAGATACTGGCATTTAAACCAAAACCAAAGAGCGCCCCGGCCAAAAAACGTGCGAAAGCGCGTAAGAAACTGGCTAGGGAATGATAGTTTTAAGCTATTACAAATAAGCAACTGTGACATTAGCCGCCGTACCGCCCGATGTCACAACGCACAATCCAGTCTGTAGTGCAATGCCATAATCAAGCGATACCTGTGCTGCTGTCGATACCGTCGCCAATAGTGCGCCTGCCGCCGTCAGCCCATCGTAAATAGACGCGCTTGATCCTGCGCCAGCAGTATTGATAGTGATGCGCCCAAACGTGCCGGCACCGGATTTAATCAACGTTGTCGTAGCGGTATTTATATTTGAGGCACTTAATCCAGTCTGATAAACGGGTATTGCTGCGCCAGGATTGCATTGCGTACTCGGAGGATTTGAATTTGACATTTTTACCCAGAATAAAAAGTCCGGTGCCGGTTATTCACGCACCGGCTGAAATCCACCGGTTTTACACGATGGAGGAGATTTAAATCGAAATTAGAGGAAAAACTCTAATTAAATACTTGCGTTGCGCGTTACGATGCCCCATACTGAATTCATCAGCAGTACAAACCCAACCGGAGAATGAAAATGAGCACAAATCAAACAGCAGCATTTAATGCAGGCGTAGAATTTGCAAAATACCTGAACGATAGTCCTAATGCACGTCAAAACTGGAGTCAACTCTCCCGCGCCGACGGGATCCCAGAGGGAGATTACGCCGAACTAACTCGCGAATTTGGAGAATGCAATTCCGACATGGAGAATCAATTCCGTGCTGGATTCAATAAAACATTATGCAAATAAATAGTTGATCCACCCGACGCCGAATTCACAATTTTTTAAATCAACCGGAGAATAAAATGAAAACTTTCACAAAACGCTATAGTTTAACAATCAATGGTTGCTCGAATTCATTTGGCTGTGCCGAAATAATAGCCAAACGATTGTGCGCGTGGACTGGCATCTCGTACACCGAGGCACTGGCAAAAGGCAATGCTGACTTCTCTCGCAAACTCGCGAGAAATGCGATGATGTACGTTCTCGATTTGTATAAAAAACAAAATGATGATCTGCAAATTGAAATTGTGCAGAGTGGTTATATTCCTAATAAATAAACCACCTGGCATGGATACAATTTTTTAAATCAACCGGAGAATGAAAATGAACACGAACACAAATCAAACAGCAGCATTTAATGCAGGCGTAGAATTTGCAAAATTCCTGAACGATAACCCTAATGAACGTCAAAACTGGGGTCAACTCTCCCGCGAGGACGGAATCCCAGAGGGGGATTACGCCGAACTAACTCGCGAATTTGGAGAATGCAATTCCGACATGGAGAATCAATTCCGTGCTGGATTCAATAAAACATTATGCAAATAAATAGGGAATTATATATTTAATTCCCTGTGCAAAATAAATCAAAAAACACTTGCAATTGCGCCCATCGGCACAACGCCAACCGCGCCTCGGGATCAGGGGCTGGAGAAATAAAATGCTTACTCAAGATCAGCGCGATACCTTCAGACTGGCTCTCGCATCGTTCAATGACTATACGGTCAAAAGTGTTGGGGAACTCGATATCGATAACATGTTGTCGGATGACCAGATTGTCGAAACACGTGACACGCTAGAAAACTTTTTCAAAGCTCATGGCCGTAAGTTAAATCGACGGACTGGCGAACGGCCAGAAGTGCCATTTGAACAGGAAGCCACTTTGCTCGGCGTAATTTACAAATGGGACGACGTTCAAGCGCGCAAGGGCGCACGCCGTGGGACCCTTTATGTGATGGACTTTGGCACTGTTCGCGCCGTATTTTTCGACGGCGAGGCATGAGCAACCACCCCGACGGATGCACCCGGCATTTTGGGAGCTTTTTTGCATCAAAATACCGGCCTTCGGGCCACAGGAGAAAATCATGTCTCAAACCGCAACCGGCGCATACATCGCCCAAATCATCGATCTAATCGACAAAATCAATACCCTGAAAGCTGCCGCCGAGGATCATTTCAACACGCATCCTGACTCAATCAACTGGGGACACGTCGGCACTTTGACCAAAATCAATTCAGATCTGTGCGTTATTATGCAATTTGCAGGGGTAAAAGTATGACTGCCAAATCAGGTAAGCAGCGCGCCCAAGAATTGCGTAATCGCCGCATCGACGCTGGCCTGGTCAGGCTCGATATTTACGCGCCACGCAGTCTGCACGCTGCCATCCGCCAATATGCTAAATCTTTAATTTCCCTACAGAAAGTCGAAAAATGAACCTGCCATCATCGATTAAACTGTCTCAAACCCTCCGGCGCCAGATGGGCGATTTTAACTATGTCCGGTATTGCCGCAATCTCGGCGTTGATTTTGAGACCGTCTACACGCTCATGTTCGGCAGGATACCGCGCATTTAAAAGCATGCTTTTTCGTGGGGAACACAGGCTCAAACTCAACCGATGGGCGGCCCATCCGGTTCATCCCCACGCTCGTGGGGAACACGCCTGGTGCTACGCTCTGCACCGACGAACACGCGGTTCATCCCCACGCTCGTGGGGAACACCTGGTGCAGGATACCGCGCATTTAAAAGCATGCTTTTTCGTGGGGAACACAGGCTCAAACTCAACCGATGGGCGGCCCATCCGGTTCATCCCCACGCTCGTGGGGAACACCTGGTGCAGGATACCGCGCATTTAAAAGCATGCTTTTATAAATTCGATGGCTAATCCGCTAACAGTGATTCGTGTTGCTCACCTTCACGCGGCGGCATACTCTATGGTGCCACATCCATGTGGCATTGCGGTTTATCAATCCTACGATGGGCTATCCGCAGATTTTTCGAGTACGGCTGTCCAGCCATCGAAATCTGTGGTGCATAATGCAAAAAGCCCCGTTCTCGCGGGGCATCCTTTGTCTACTGTTTGCCCATCGTGGGCGCTCTGGCGGTATTGGTTCCGAGTACAGCGTCTCGGGGAGTTTGTCTTGCAACATAGCAGCTCGGCCGGCTTTGTAATCCGGCTTCATACGCCTGTTAGTTATCCTGCTCTGTATCATGGTCGGCTACGGTCCGGTCGCTCCTGCGCCAATTTTGCCGGTACTACCATATTTTCGAGCGAACGAAGCTATCAAGCTTCGGGGCTTCAGGTAAGCCGCTGCCCTGCTTTCGCTCAAATTACCTACAAGAACATCACTACAGATCAAGCAGGTTATGCCATGCTACATGGACAATTTAGGCGTGTCAATACATTTGTCGTTGACATCCTCCCCGCCCTAAAGGACGGGGATTCCTACAGCTAGCAGCGCATGTCCGCGCTATCCATCCTCCCCCTGAACGGGGAGGATTTTCGCGCAAAGCCCTGTTAAAAATCCATATCATTTGATAGTTTTTTCATGGAAACATCTGCGCACCGTGCCGCCATCGCGTTTAGCACCTCAATCATGTCTAAAACGTAATCGCGCACTTCTTTTCTGCACAGTATCGGCTTCGTGCCGGTGCCGCGGCAGGCGGGGCATGGTTCATCAGAGAGTATTGGCGTTCCAGCTAATGCTAGGTGCGTTACGCCGGTCGCTAGGTTCATCTTTCCGGTGCAAATAGGACATTTATCGTTTAGCCAGTGCTTTAGAGAGAGATCGGCGATTTTTCCGGTATCCGTTTCTTTAGGCCATTTTCGACCCGCAGACTTGAATAATACGATTCCCGTCCATTTTACAAGCAACGGATTGTAACTGGTCGCGTCGTTTGCGTATTTCACGCGAAATAACAAATTACCGATCCCCGCGCCTTCCGCAAATGTTGGGATGATGGGCTTATCGTTAATCCAGCCGGATGCGCCGCTGCCAATGGCTACTGCTGCCAATGGCTCGGTATTGTGGTGAAATTCATCATCGCGCAATTCTGTCGCCTGCACCGATCTTGCATACCGATCAACTATTCCCATCACCCCCCCCTTTTTTTTGACATCCTCCCCGCCCTAAAGGACGGGGATTCCTACAGCTAGCAGCGCATGTCCGCGCTATCCATCCTCCCCCTGAACGGGGAGGATTTTCGCGCAAAGCCCTGTTAAAAATCGATCATGCTTGCGCTTGCTCACGGCATCCCCACCACATAGCCAGCCACGCATTCCACATCGTTTATGCTCGACAGGTTCGGCAAATTGACCGCCGGTGCCATGTGCATGAATTTCGGCTCGTGCTTTGATGAAACCACCTTCGCCGCCGCATACGCCTGCTTATAGCGCAATTTCGCATTATTCTCATGCGGTGCATCACATGCTGTCAACTCTTCGGATGCATCCAGCAATTCCTTCAGCGCGGCACGTTCCATTGCTGTGGTGCAATCACAATTTCGAGTGTCAGTCATCGGCGGGCGGTTTTCGTCGATTACTTGCATTGCAATGGCGGCGATAGCTGCTTTAATTGCTTGCGCAGCATCTTCCATTTTCGGCAGTTCGCCAGTGCCGTTGAGGATGCTTTCGAGTACGGCTATGTGTTTTGTTGCGTCGTTCATTTCAATCCTCAATCAGTTCTGGCATATCAAACCAGTGCGCAATCAGGTTGCAGATTCCAAGGTACGATTTTCCGATCTTGGAATCTGCGCCGTGCTTCTCATTGACGGCAGCGCGGAATTTAATGAGGTCGCCCTGAAAGCATCCTCGCTTCAGTTCTAGTCCGTCTTTTGTCCGATAAACAGTCAGCGTGCCGTTTTTGCTGCCGACTCCTGAATAGATCTGAATGTCGGCACGTTTTTGCACCTGCGCATTGCCGGACACCCACACATCGCCGGACACCCACACATCGCCGGACACCTGCGCATTGCCGAACACCTGCGCATTGCCGAACACCTGCGCATTGCCGGACACCTGCGCATTGTCGGACACCTGCGCATTGCCGAACACCCACACATCGCCGGACACCTGCGCATTGCCGAACACCTGCGCATTGCCGAACACCTGCGCATTGCCGGACACCTGCGCATTGTCGGACACCTGCGCA